GATATTAGTGATATTGGTAATATTGACACCTCACTTTGTCTTACAATTTCTAAATATCTGTCTTATGACCTTGATAATTTGCCTTTTCTTAAAAAAATAGTTCTTTATATTTTCAATATAAGTGCAAACAACTACTTATATCTTTTATGGTTGGGAGTTCCTAAAAAAGCTAAAGTTCCATTTTTAAGAAAAATTGATAAAATAGAACCAAAAAAAGATAAACTCTATGAAGAAATACAATCAGTGTTAGAATGGAGTCAAAGAGAATTGGACTTTAATAAAGGAATTTTAGATAGGGTTATATCCAAAAATAGAAAGTTTTGGGAAAAAGAATTGGGGATCTAAAAAATGCAAAAAACTTATTACTCATGTGATAACTGTGGTTGTAAAAGATTAACTTTTTGTAAATGTCAAAAACCAAATCCTAAATCACAAACACAAAAGAAAAAGAAACGTAGATTGGGAATCCAATGAAAAAACTAAAAATACAGATGGCAGGACATTCAGATGAGTTTCAAACGCCTAAAATCGCTTTTGACATTATAAAACCATATATCCCTAAAGATAAAACAATATGGGAAAGTGCTTTTGGTAAAGGTAGTTTGGCTAAGATTATGTCTGATGAAGGATATAAAGTGGTTAGTTCCACTGATTTTTTTAATGACTACCCAGAATATGATATAATTGTTACGAACCCTCCCTATAGTATTAAAGAAGAATGGTTAGAAAGATGTTATTCTTTGGGTAAGCCTTTCGCCTTATTGATGCCATTAACAGCTTTGGAAGGAAAAACAAGAAATGCTTTATATAGAAAATATGGAATTCAATTATTAATACCCAATAAACGTATAAATTTTATAACTCCTTCTGGTAAAGGCAGTGGTTCATGGTTCGCAGTGTGCTGGTTTTGCTGGAAACTAAATTTACCTAAAGATTTAATGTTCGTAGAGATGTAGTTTATGATGTTACAAACACAATCAACAATTGAAATTAAAGCGGGGGCTACAACCACGCACAACGTTGTCCCCAGAATCCCTTTGGTAGCCAGTTCTGCTAAAGTGGAAAGTGTCTTAAAGACGCAATAATACCTACAACACACAAGACCTGTAGGTGAACATCTTTGCTGAACTGGGGTGCCTATCTCATTATACGAAAGGCAGAACTAGTAATAATAGCTTTAATTATAAATTGTGATCATCTTTATGTACTCCTCTAGCTTTCTTTCTAAAGAATGACTAAAAGGGTGCATCTATTTCCGAAGGCAGTATATTATAGGGTTTTTAAAAAATGTTTATATAAGCACGCCTTAAAGCGGGCAGAAAAGAAATATGAAAACTATTCCTTCTTACACAAAAATACTTACTTTAGGTTCAAGGTACACTGAAAATGCTTTAGTTGGTGAAGTGATTATTCAAGAAAAAATTGATGGCAGTCAATTTAAAATGGGTTTAAATGATGATGGCAAACTAAAAATAGGAACTAAATCTACTATTATAGATCATCCAGATGAGAATAAGATGTTTAAAAAAGGAACTGAATATATACTTTCTATTGAAAGTGAAATACAAAAGTTTCCAATAGATACTTACTTCTACTGTGAATTTCTTCAAAAGCCAAATCATAATGTGCTTAAATATGAAAAGGTTCCTTTAAACAATATAGTGTTATTTGATGTGTTATATCAAGGAAAGTTTGTAGAAAGAACACAATTAGAAGATATAGCTGGTAGATTAAGTATTGATGTAGTGCCTGAGTTATATAGAGGAACTTTAAAAGATAGAGCTGTTGGTGGTGGTTACACAAACCCATTAGATTTCTTAAAAAGAATAATAGAAACCACTCCAAGCTTCTTAGGTAATGAATTAATAGAAGGGGTAGTGATTAAGAACTATACCCAAACAATATTGTTAGGAGGCAATGTATTTCCACTTTTTACTAAATATGTAAGAGAATCTTATAAAGAAAGACATGAAGTAGAATGGAAAATTAAAAAGCCAAAAGCTTCTTTACAAGAATATATTCAAGGATTTAAGAATGAAAACAGATGGATCAAAGCTATACTCCATTTAAAAGAATGTGGATTAATAACACAAAGTCCTAAAGACATTGGTATTTTAATTGAAGAAGTAAAGGATGATATAATGAAAGAAGAGGAAGAAAATATCAAAAACTACTTATTTAAGACTTTTAAGGAAGATATACTAAGAAACAGCATCAAAGGTCTGCCAGGGTGGTACAAAGAAAGACTTTTGGAGAATGTTAAATGATAGAAAAATGCCCAGGACAAGATAAAAGAAATTTAAAAACAGAAGATATTAGATGTTCTTGTGGTTGCTATATAGAAATCTTTTCTGATGAACATAAAAGAAAATGCTTTAAATGTGGTAAAATAGTTGAACGTAAAAGGAGACAAACTTGTTTAGATTGGTGTAAATATGCTAAAAAATGTCAAGAAAAACAGTTATAAATTTTTTCAACATCGTGAATGCCCATTTTGGATGTGTCATAAAGGCATTAAAGAAAAGGACTTTAATTGTTTGTGGTGTTATTGTGTTTTATATGATAAGATTACTAATATCCAAGTAGTTGGGGAAGAAATATTGGTTAAAAGAGGTTGTGGTAAAAATTATTGTGAAAAGTGTATATTTCCTCACAAAAGAGAAAACTACGATAAGATTATTAAACTACTTAAAAAATCTACTCTATGACTAAAAAAGAAATAATTCGGCAAGTTCACGAAATAAATTGCTATTATGCTTCTAAGGGTTTTACTAAAAACTACTCTAAGACTTGGTTTTCTCATAAATATAATTGTAATATGCTTTTAGTAGCTTATGATTCTACTTTAGAGAATATCTTAGGATTTGTTTGCGCCCATAAAATGAAGGATATGCCCAACCACATCAATCTTGTAATACTATGTGTACAAAAAGACCATCTAAGAAAAGGTGTGGGAACCCAACTTATAAATCAGTTTAAAGAACACTTCAAGAACAAGATTATAGCTTTAAATGTAAATAAAAAGAATCTAAACGCAATATTCTTCTATGAATCTTATGGATTCCAAAAATTAAAGGAATATGAAGAAAGTTTAGTTTTGATCAAAAAGTAGATAGGATGCGACCCTACAATACCTCTAATTTCAACATAGATACCCATTAGAGGGGAGATTTACTTAAAATAGAGATAATCTACCCTTTGAAGAAAAACCCTCTTAAATCGGTTAATTTGACTAAAATATGACATTAGACAAAAATTCAGAACTTTTATGTTTTTCAACCTTTAGTGGAATTGGCGGATTTGAAAAAGCAATTCAAATGGAAGATTATATAGTTAGAAAATTAACCCCAATAGAATGCGAACGATTACAATGTTTTCCAGATAATTGGACGGAATCTATTTCAAACAGCCAACGTTACAAATGTATTGGTAACGCAGTTAATGTAGAAGTAGTTAAACATATTTTAACTGAAATGTTAAAAAATAAACCGCCAACTTTTCATTTAAAAGAAAGTTTCTTATTTTAGGAGATTAATATGAAGAAATATGAAGTAGAAAAAGTTATTAAAGCTTATTGTAAAGTTCTAAATCCATTTTTCAAGCAACTTGACCTTGACCCAAAAGAATTTACTACTGAAGAACTAATAGATAAAACTCTTAAAAAGGTAAATAAAAAATGAGCGATATAAAACTATATAATATGGATTGTTTGGAAATACTTAAATCTATGCCAGATAAAAGTATAGATTTATGTCTAACAGATCCTCCATACGGAATTGATGTAATTAAAAAAACATTTAATCATAAAAATAGTAAACCTGGCAAATGTTTAGCTCACAAAACTTATTGGCAAGATGAGGAATGGGATAAAAAACCAATAACAGAAGAATATATTAGAGAAATGTTGAGAGTAAGTAAATTTCAAATAATATGGGGCGGACAATACTATCTAAATATCTTAGGAAATTGTAGAGGATTTTTAATATGGGATAAGAAGAATGATGGATGTGATCAAGCAAGTTGTGAAATGGCATGGAACAATTTAGGAACTTCAAATAGAGTTTTTAGGCATTTGTGGAGAGGTATGTTACAAGAAGATATGTCTAATAAAGAATTTAAGTGGCATCCTACAATGAAACCCCTAAATTTAATGAAATGGTGTATAGATAAATGTCCAGAAATTAAAACCATTTTTGATCCTTTTATGGGAAGTGGAACCACTGGTGTTGCATGTGTTGAATTGAGAAAGGATTTTATTGGAATAGAAATTAGTCCAAAATACTTTGAAATAGCTAAAAAAAGAATAAATGAAGTTAGTACACAAACTTCTTTAATATGATAATATCAGAAAATCCTAAAATAGATTTGTATAACGCCGACTGCTTGAATATCTTAAAGGATGTTAAAGACAAGTCTATTGATTTAATAGCAAGTGATCCACCTTATGGCGTAAGAAAACTTGAGGAATGGGATGATAAAGAACACTTTCTAAAAACTATAGATATATGGTTAAATGAATGTTTGAGAGTAAGTAAGACTGTAATATGGTTTTGCGCCGGTAAAATGTTACCATATATTCTAAAAGGTAGAGAAGATGTGTTTCACCGTATCTTAACTTTCGAAAAGCCAAGTGGTAGCCAATTTGCAGGTGCAATGCACAGTAATATCTGGTATTCTATTGAACCAATATTGGTTTTTGGGGAAATTCCTAAAACGAATAAGAAAAAAAGATATGGGTTTGCCAACTTTTCTTATAGAACAGTGCCACATAAAACATTTTCGCACCCTACTACGAAGCCCTTGGAGTTAATGAAAGATTTAGTATATTTTTATTCTAATGAAGGAGATTTAGTTTGTGATCCTTTTATGGGTAGTGGTACAAGCGGTGTTGCTTGTAAAGAATTAAATAGAAACTTCATTGGAATTGAAAAAGATAAGACTTATTTTGAAACCGCTACAAAACGAATAAATCAAGCTCAACTTCAAATTTTTAATTCGCTTTTCTAATCATTAGCTAAATAAATAAAATAAAGTTGTGTTGCATTTTAGAACATATGGGTATATTATATTAATGAGAGCTAAAGGAGAGAAAGAGTTATGGGGAATAAAGAAATCTGTAAGTTTTGTAAGAAAGAAATTCAAAAACCAAGTGAAATAAAAATAATTTATAAGATTGTTGTGAACACAGAGTCACAAATATACCTTTTTCCGATGCAAGATATACTCAAATCTTTAAATATTTTCTGTATGAATCATGGTTTACATTTAAGTTCCTCACAAATACTACTACTTAGACCAGATATATTTGAGGAATTCTTAAAAGAAAAGATGGCACCGGAAGAAGTAGAGATGTATTTTTTAATGGAAAATGAATGCTGTAGTAAGTGCTGGACTAAATATATTGAAACAGTTCCACTAAAATAAGGAGAAGTATGAAATCTGAAGAACTGTATAGTTTAATTGAAAAAGATATATTACCACAGTGTTTTGAGATTATGAAAACAAAAGGCGAATCCTACAGTGGTTTAGAGGATAAGTTGGGGAATTTTAAGAGGATTGCTAAAACTCTAAATTTATCAGTGGAACAAGTCTGGTATGTATACTTCGCAAAACATATGGATGCATTACAATCTTATTTACGTGGAGAATATAAAGATAGTGAAAAAATACAGGGAAGAATCCAAGATTTAATCAATTATTTATTCTTATTAACTGGTATACTAAAGGAACAAAACAAAATATAGGAGGAAGCATGTTTGAATTTGGTAGTGAAGTAAAAGATAAAATAACGGGGTTTAAGGGGATAGTTACTGGAAAGTGTAATTATATAAGTGGGTGCGAACAATATTTAGTTCAACCAAAAGGAAAAACGAGTGATAAGAAACCAGATGCTATTTGGTTTGATATTGACAGATTAGAATTAGTTAGTAAAAAAGTTATTTCTATTAAAGAAAATATTCATAACGGTTCAGATATGGAAGCACCTACAAAATAAGAAAGGAAATTTTAAAAAATGAGTAAAATTTTAGCGGTTAGTTCTAAGGGTAATATGCTTAAGATTGAAGATACAAAAGAAGCTAAAGGTTATGTATGGTATTTTTTAAGTGATGAGGTTCAGAAGTATGCTTCTTCTATTGGTATTAAGGCTGGTGATTCAGTAGAGTTTAAGGCTGAAGAAATACGAGGCGAAGATACTATTATCTTTCTTAAAAAAGAGGGCGGGGCTGCATCTGAATTTAAATGTGAAAAATGTGGAGCAACACTTAAAGATGGGCGATTTAAAACTTGTTACAATTGTAATGAAAAAGCAAAAATAAGTGGGGAAAAAAATACTTTTTATGATAATCCAGAAAGAGTGGCACAAATTCAAAGAGGAAATGCTCTTAATGCGGCAGCGGCTGTAGCAAGTAGTCAAGAATTTTCAACTCCAGAAGAAGCAAAAAAATATACCGCTATTTTAGCAGATGCTTTTTTAAATTGGTTGCGAAGTGAATCAAATGCAAGATAAAAGAATAGTTCTTGATAAATGGGAAATAAACAAAGGAAAAGTTGGACAACATGGTTGGATGTATTTAATGCAATGTCCTACTTGTCGTAAAATTTTTGAATTATATGGATTTCAATATAATCGAAATATAACATATTGTTCACATAAATGTTGGGGAAAAACAATAAAGCATAAAAAATTTTCTAAACAACATAGGACAAAAATAAGTAAGAAACTAAAGGGGAAAAGTAAATCACAAAAACACAAAAAGCAATTAAGTCTTGTTCATAAAGGAAAACATCAAACAAAAGAAACTAGACAAAAAATTTCAATGTCTCTCCAGAATATTTCAAATGTTCAATGGAAAGGATTTATTACTCCATTAACAACATTAATACGAGGTTCCGTAGAATCAATTCGTTGGAGAAATACGGTTTTTAAAAGAGACAATTATACTTGCCAAGAATGTGGTGATAATAAGGGTGGAAACTTAGAAGCACATCACAATATTAAACCATTTTCAATTGTTTTTCAAGAATTTTTAAATATATATTCACAATTTAGCCCCATAGAAGATAAAGAAACTTTACTTAGACTTGCCACTACATATGAACCATTTTGGGAGATAAATAATGGCATTACTTTATGTGAAGAATGTCATAAACTAAAATTATTTATAAAAAGCGATAAAGTTAATTGAAAGTCTTTATGATAGACTTTCTAAAAAGTTTAATTCTTAAATAATGTAGATGGCTGAGTAAATGTGGAAGCCTGAGAGTAGTACTCTCACTTATCCAAAGATCATTCTGGCTAATCTGTATTTGGCTGGTGCGATACAGTGAGAATGAAGCCACTTGTTTTGAGTGACAACCGCAACCAGACTCTCAAAACTACTCAGTCATCTCTTAAAATCAAAGGAAAATATGATAAGAAAAGGTAAGTATGCTGTTGATAAAGTGAGTTATCCTGATGGTATTGGATGTTGTTTGTGGTATATTATAGATGAAAAGAATCCTGATACTGGATTATGCTGGGATTTTTCATTTAAAGATTTGGACACAATTCTGGAACTTCTAACCCAATTAAAAACTGCCAAGCCAATAATATATAAAGAAAAATGAAACAACTTAATGAAGATACAGTAAAAAAAGAACTTATAAAAATAATTAAAAACTCTACATTAGAAACTATAGATGTAGAACCAAGATATTTAGACTGGTATAATGATAAAAAAGTATTTATTGGTAATATTATAACAATAAGGACTAAAAAATAATTATGGAAAATAAGTATAAGATTCTAGATTTATATGAGCAGTGGGGATTTGATTTAGTTCCCGTGGCTAAAGATTCTAAAGTACCCATAGAAAAAAATTGGGTGAATAAGGAACACAAAATTAAGTCTGAGTGGGAGTCTTGGCTTAATGATGGAATAAATTTTGGATGTAAAACAGGTAAAGCTTCTAATGTCACAGTGATAGACATAGATACTAAAGAAGTTGCTGAAGACTTAAAACTTGTCTTAAATAATATCAAAACTTTACGACAATTGACCTCAAAAGGCGAACATTTTTTCTTCAAATATGTTCCAGAATTACCTAAGACTCGACTGGAAGAATACAAAGTTGACATTGAAAATGATGGTGGGCAGGTAATTTTATACCCCAGCACAGTTAATGGAGTTAAAAGAGAATTAGAAATAGATGAAATTATAGAAATGCCAGAAGAATTAAAGAAATTTATTTTAGACAAACTTCCAAATAAACCACTTAAAACATTTAATGAAGAAATAAAAGAAGATATTATAAATGAAGATTTTAACTTAGGATTAGTAGAAGAAGGCAATAGAAATAATGCACTTTTAAGAATAGGTGGAATTTTAAGAAAAAATCTAAATATTACTCAAACAGATTTTGCGTTAAATGTATTAAACAGAACTTGCTGCAAACCCCCACTACCATTAAGAGAATTAGATAATATAGTAACATCACTTTCACGTTACGATACCTTCGATGAACGTGAACTTGCTTCGAGAATATTACAGTATCTAAAAATAGTAGAAAATGCCAATAGTAGGGATATTAAAGAAGCTTTAGATATGCATGGTGCGGATGGTAAACAGAGATTAGAAAAAGCTATTAAATATCTCGTAAAAGAAGGATTTCTTTTTAAGAAAAGTAGATCATATCTTCTAATTAAAAGAGCCGAATGGAAAACTACTTTTGAGAATGAAGGGCAATTAATAGATTTTAAGTTCCCCTATCTAGATGATTGTGCTTTTATACGAGATTCGGATTTAATAATTATTGGGGCTAAAACTGGTGTAGGAAAGACGACGCTTGCCATGAACATGGTGAAAAGATTGGTTGACCAAGGAAAAAACCCACATTACATTAGTCTTGAAAGTGGTGCTAGATTTATTAGTAATGCCAAAACATTAGGTATTCCAGAAGGTTCTTTCAAATGGTGCGTACACTTCTCGCCAACCGACGTGGAACTTGAAGAATCGTGCGTGACGCTGGTAGACTGGCTTTTACCAGATGACTACGCTATGACCGATAAAATTTACAAGTATTTTGCGGAACAATTATTTAAGAAAAAAGGTATTTTAATAGTATTTGCTCAATTAATGCAAGACGGCAATTTCTTTGCCAAAAATATGATAGATTTATTCCCAGCTTTAGTAGCTAAATTTATTTATGATGATGAGCACGGGGAAAACTCACATTTCCAGATAACTAAAATAAGAGAAGCAAAGCATAGACTTAAATATAATAAGATTTTATGTAAATATGACTGGAATTCCAAACAATTAAAAACTATAGAAGAAATAGAAAGGGAGAAAAATGGTTAAAGATGAGTTACAACCCGAACTTTCCGACATCATCGAAATGATCCACAGGTATTGTAGTTCTAATAAGAATGAAGTATCTTTTGTCTGGTCATTTGTCGGATTCAAAGAAGACCCAGAACATAAGTGTGTAGAATGTGGAGATAATTGTGATATAGTGGATGATAAAAAAAGTATGGTAGGTGCGTATGGAGATTTAGAAACATTAAGAATTTTAACTAATGAACTAAGAGATGTTATAGAAGATGAAGTAGATGAGGATGGATTTATTAATCTATAAATAATTATGAAAATAGGTATAGTAGGTTCACGAAGAAAAGATACAAAAGAAGATTATGAAAAGGTATTACTAGAATTTACTAAAAGATTTATAGAAGGAGATACTATAGTTTCGGGGGGATGTCCTAAAGGTGGAGATAGATTTGCTGAAACAATATCACATAGATATAATATTCCCATAAAAATTTATCCAGCTAATTGGAAGTTAGGAAAATCTGCTGGATTTTTAAGAAATAGTGATATAGCTAAAGAAAGTGATATTTTAATAGCTTGTGTTGCTGAAAATAGAAAAGGTGGAACTGAAGATACAATTAAGAAATTTATTAAGTTTCATGGTAACACTAATCTATATTTAGTATAATATGCGGAAAAGAATCGTATTCGACTTGGACGGCGTTCTCAGGAATCTTTTTAAGTCTTTTAGAGAAAGATTTAATATCCCAGATGGAGTCTATGGATATAATTCTACAGATTTATTTTTGGGGAAAACTATATATGAATGGGCAAAAGAAGATTATAGTTTTATTTATAAATCCGAACCCACAGAATACTTAGATACTATAAAACAATGCACTAACGGTTCTAAGATAGAAATTTGGAGCCACCAACCAGATGATTGGATTAAATATACTAAAAAGTGGCTAAATACCTATCTTAAAGGTAAATATATAATTAAATATCTAACACCAGAAGACAAGTATAGAAAGTTAAAAGACAATCCTAACTTCTTTTTAGTTGAAGATTCACCAAGATTCCCAAATTATGATAGAATAATTCTTATAGATAGAGAATATAATCAAGAAGTTCAACCTTTTGTGAGAATAAAAACTAAAGAAGAACTTAAAACACTTTTAGAAAGGTATAAATGATTTGGTTTATTATAGAAATTATTGTTTTACTTATATTAGGATGTAAAATGCTAGCATTATTGTCTGATGATAGTGTAGAAAATATAAAAATAAATTTTTATGACTATATGTTATATGCTATTCCTTTTTCTATATTGTTATTAATAACTATATTTACTGGATGTTTTATATTTGATAAATAAGGAGATTATGATGCAGTATTGGTTTTTGTCAGATACACACTTTTCGCACGCCAATATCATTCGTTATACAAATCGTCCTTTTCTTAAAGAAGGTGATTTAGATAAAGATGGAAATTGGGTTAGTCTATATATTGCTAACCAAAGAGTGGAAGAAATGAATTCTTTCATTATTAAAAGATGGAACGAAAGAGTAAAAGATGAAGATACTGTATATCTTATAGGTGATTTTTGCTTCAAGTCAACTCCAAACCAACTTCATAAAGGCGAGGGGCAGTTGTTTCCATCAGATTACTTTGAAAAGCAATTAAATGGAAAGATTATATTCATAAAAGGTTCCCACGATAATAACAATTCGTGTAAAACTTGTATTAGATGTATTAAGATTAAACTTGGCGGATATGTAATTAATCTTGTTCACGATCCAGAACATTTAGATTACAGCGTTCCAATTAATATAATCGGACATGTTCACAACGCATTTAGTGTTAAAAGATGCTATTTAGGCAAAAAATCAACTGTAGCTATTAATGTATCTGCGGATGTAACTAATTTTATGCCCCAAACTATTGAACAGATTCTAAAAAGATACCAAATGTTTCTTAAAGAAGAAAAAATTAAGAAAAAGGAGAAAAGTGAATCAAAATGATCAAAAAATGCCCATTCTGTCAGGTTGAACTTGCTTGGGCTAAAGGTAAACAAGTAACTTGGTGTAGTAATTGTGGTGGTAGTTGGGTTCCAAAATGTCCCAGATGTGGTGAACCTACATGGATGGCTTTAAATCAGTATTATAAACATATAGTAGTAACAGATTGCGATTTCGAAGGAGTGGTAATAAAATGAAAATATTTATGTTGGAAGAAAAAGAAACTTGGAGTAAATTTAAAATTTCTATTTGTATAGGAAGTTTTACTATTAGTTTTGCATGTTTTTTGATAAGAGATCTATTTTTTTCTTTTATATTTTTTTGTTTGGGGATTCTTTATTTATTTATCTTAAAAAATCATCCAGATGACTATTCTGGAATATGTGGAATATAAAAAGAGTTTATTATAAATGAGCGACGCCACGTTTACTCCAGATTATTCATTTAATATGAATATTTGCCTAAAATCCTGTAAAAATAGAGATAAATTATGTGATACTTGTATTAGATTTAGTAATTATGTAGAAATGGATAGTAAAAATGAGTAAAATAGTAGATTCTTTATTAAAAGATTTTGGTAAACCAGATTCAGTTTCAATTATTAAACTTCGTAAATGTAAAGACGTAGAAATATTTTTAAGAAATAAACGAAAATCTGAAAATAGAAAAACGCCTAATTATATATTTAAATAACAATGCAAGACATAAAGAAAAAATCAGAGCAAAGTAAAAACCCTACTTCTATTTCTAGAAGAGAAAGAAGAAAGAAACTTACTAGAATAAAAGACACTCTACATAGAGGATGTGGTAAAAAGGTATATAGTGGATATGGGAAAGGTAAGTGGGGCGACCTAAAATGCCATATTTGCGGAGAGAAAATATATTCTTGTACAATCGAAGTAATTCACGGAAAGATTGTAAATTATTGCAACAAAACCACTTGTAAAGACGAAGTGGATAAATTAAAAAAAGGAATTACGTCGTAGGGGTGCTAACTGGGAAGGAATGGAAGGGGGAATCCTCTTCAGTCGCAGAAAGGGCGTTGACTGAGTCGATGGCTCAAGTATGTGGTGGTTAGCATAAGAACCTGCTTGGATAAGCTGAAAATACCTTATGACCTAAATTTAAGAAGGGAATAAATGATTAATAAAATTAAAAAAGGGTATAGGAAAGAAAAAATAGCTTTTGATGAACTGGCAAACTATCCTTATAGATGGAAAACTATGAGAAATAAATGGTGTAATCTCGATCTTTTTCGTGAATTTGATGTTATGGTTGCAAATGATAAGGAATTAAGGTTCATCCAAGTAAAGAGTAATAATTGTGGTAATGATGTAAGAGAAAGAATAAAAGCCATCAAACTGCCAAAATGTTGCAAAAAAGAGTTATGGATTTGGAAAGATAATAAAGGATGGTCGAAGGAAGTGATTAAATGAAAATCACAATAGAAGATACTACAAACAGAAAAGTAAGTTTAGAGTGTTTAGACGAAGTAGATATTTTTGAAGCTATTGATAATATTTGCGGGCTTTTAGTAAGTTATGGGTTTCACCCTGAAAGTGTAAAAGACGGAATTATAGCAAAAGCAGAAGAATATGAAGATTCAAAAGAAATATAGAAATTCCACTTATCTTTGTTTAAAACCTATACTGTTTGGCAACGATAGTTTAGAACATAAAATGCCATTATCTCGTGGTGGAACAAATGAATATAGTAATTTAGCTGTTGCTCATGGACTTTGTAATAGTAAAAAACATGCTAAAACTGAAAATGAATCAAGTAAATCTAAATATCCCAGTTAGCTTTAGCCAAGGTGGTGGAACTGCTAATATCGGAGACCAAACTTATTGGATAGGAGACTACCCAACTTGGTATCCCAATGTAATAAAAGAATACTATCCTATATATTATCCAGTGTATCAAGCTTATCCTAATAGATTTGAGCAGGCGTTCAAAATATTGATGAAGTTAATAGAAAAAAAGATAGTTAAGATTGATAAGGTTCAAGAATTTGCAGAAACCATAAATGCTATTGTAGATATATTATAAAATGATTAAACAAAATAAATGGTATTGGTGTACTTATGGTTGGTTAACTAAGAGGTTGGGAAGAGCTAAAAAAATTGGGGAAAAAACTTTTGAAGTTCAATACTACGCAAATCAAATGTATCCAACTGAATTGTGGGACTCATTATATATAAAAATTTTTACTAATAGAAAAAAGGCTGAAGAATATATAAAAGTTAATTATCCAACTTCAGGAAGTATATTATATGACTAAATTAACAAAAGATATAGGTTCAGAGTTTGAAAATAAAGTATTAGCTCACTTTCAAGAAATTCTGCCTACTGCAAAGCTTACAAAAGCTTCAGGAGCTAAATCTCAGAAAGGAGATATAACTTTAGGTAATGAATTTAGGGCGAAGATAGAATGTAAATATCGTGAAACAGATAATTGTATAATTAATCGTAAGGTTTGGCAAAAATTATGCGGCGAGTTAAACACTTATCATAATGATACCCCAATACTAATATTAGGTAACAAACATGATGAAATATTCGCAGTTTTAGATATAAAGGATTTAATTCGGATAATAAAGGAGAAAAAATGAGTTGGGGTAAAAGATATTTTGGTTTAGTGGTTATATTAGAAGCATATAAAAAAGATAAGATAGATTTAAGAGAAGCAGTTACATTATTTAGAGCTATTGTTAGAGGAATTGGAATGAAAGACGCAAAAGAATTTATTGAACAAACATCAAAAAAGGAGAAGTAAAAATGGCAAGTACCATCAAGGAATTCAAAGGTAATAAGGTTTTAGTTCTAACAGATGATAGAAATGAAAAGAATTTTGTAAGCTTTGGATATAATAAGGCTCGTTTAATTTTAGCGAACTTAAAGGATATTGAGAAGTTTGTAGCAGATAATACTAAAAAATAAGAGGTTATATGGCAAAAAAATCTAAAGAAGAGCTGTCTCTTTCGGAAAAGAAAGAACGACTTAACAAATTGATGGCAGAAAAGAACCGTGAATATAAAGATACGATTCTCAAATTTGCTAAAGATGAAGAAGATAAAGAACGATTCCCATTTGGTAATAAACAAATAGATGAATTTACTGGTAATGGTGGCGTTGGTGGGAATTTCATTATAATTTGGGGTGGTGAGGGAGTTGGAAAAAGCACTTTAGCGTTAAATCAAGTAGCTACAGCACAAAAAAAGAATAAAATATGTGCATATGTTGATATTGAACATTCATTTGACAAGCAAAGAGCTGAATTGTTTGGTGTAAATTTGAATGATTTAGTTTTAATAGAAAACGCAAACTGTGCAGAAGAAGCTATGGATATAATCTTAAGTTTAGCTAAAGAAAAGGTGGTAGATTTAATAATTTTAGATTCCATCCAAGCTATGACTCCTAAAGCTGAAAGTGAAGGAAAAAGTGGTAAAGAACGTAGTATGGAGGAAGATGAAATTGCTTTATTAGCTAAGAAAATGGGTAAATTTTTAAGAAGGTGTTCTACTCCGATATATAAAGCAAAGATAGCTGTTACTATGATAGGGCAATCAAGAACTGGCGGTATTGGTTCTTTTGCAACTCATGAAGAACTAACAGGGGGACGAGCTTCTAAACATTACTCTCTTTTAACTTTATTTATGCAAAAAGGTCCAGGTGCTGAATCTCCTACAGAAAAAGTAACGCTGGAAGAAAAAGATGAAAATGGAAAACCAATTAAAGTAACGAAAAAAATAGGATTCCAAGGGATTATTAAAATTCAAAAAACAAAAGTAAATTCAAAACCAGAGTTAAGTGATTTGCGAATTCCATTTTATTTTGATCGTGGATTTTATAATGAATAAAAAAATATGGAATAACGAAATAACAAAAGAATTTCTTGAAAAAGAATATTTAATTAACAAAAAACCTTACTATAAGATAGCTATAGAAAATAATTGTTGTGTTCTTGTTGTTAAAAAACATTTGCTTAAGTTCAATATTCCAATACGTTCATTATCTGAATCGGAAATGAAGTATCAAAATGTTTTAACTTTTGATTTTTTAAAAGTTGAGTATCTAGATAAATTTAATTCAGCTTCTTTTATTAGTAAGAGAGTGGGTGTTAGTGTTAATACTGTTCTTCATTACTTAAGAAAATACAATATTAAAATAAGAAAACCTGGTTCAGAAATTTTGGGAATTAAAAATAATAAATATATAGATGGAAGAAGTTTATTCACCTCTTCATTAAGAAACTTAAATAAATATAAAAAATGGAGAATTGAAGTTTTCAATCGTGATAACTATACGTGCCAAGAATGTGGTAAAACTAAATGCTATTTAGAAGCACATCATAAAATAACAGTATCAAAAATAATAGAAAAATATAAAATAAAGTCTATTAAAGAACTTCTTAAATGTTCTTTAATGTGGAAAATAAATAATGGAGTAACATTGTGTAAATCGTGTCATAATAAAGCACACCCAGAAAAAGGATTTATAAAGGAGATTAAAAATGAAGAAAAAACAAATTCAAAAGAAACAAACTAAATTAATCGCAGACCATATTGATTTAGAAGGAGAAGTAATAATTAATGGTAAAAAATTAGATGAAGGAAAGGATTTTACTTTAGATGTTAATGGAATAGAATTAAGTGAAAACAACGAGAAATTACTTGATGCCGCTAATTCTTACAGTTTCTACTTCAGTAGAAGAATTATAAAATAATAGTGTTGCACTAAAGACATTTTGTATATATGTATTAGTGGGAGCCCAATTATGAATTACTTGGATTTAGAAAAATACTTTCTTGAAAATAAATTAGAGGAACTACTAAACCTCTATAAAGAAGACTTTGAAACTATTGATGAATTTTCAAAGCAGTTTGTTAATAATCTTCTAATATCTGCGGTTGAATGCCAAGAAGCTTTGGATGTATTAACTGGTTTATATATGAAGTTAAATATAGTTTATAGCATTGCAGACTACTATTATCAAAAGAAAAAAGAATTAAGTAAGATAAATAAAGATTTAGCTTTTGCTACTATGACATTTTTAAGAGTTAGGAATATCTTTAAAGCTTATTTAGATTGTTGTAAAAAGAGCATCGGAACTGCCCAATCTCAACTTAAATACTGGATTTCTGAAATAAGACTACAAAAATAAGCGTTTTAGCTTTTTTTAGACTCAAAGGTAGAATTACTCTCTTTTAGAGTAGATCGTTCAAATTAAGGGTATCTGTGGTTAAATTAGGGGTATTCTAGAAGCTTTGGAGATACCAATTTAGGAGAATATGGAAAATTTAAGTTTGGCGTTACTAAATATAGGAAATGACAAGAGAAAAATTTTCTGTTTCTGTAGAAATGAACAGGGTAAGCAAGTTATAGTAGAAGATTCTGAATTTTACCCTTTTTATTTTGAAAAAACTTCTGAACCTAATTCTCAATATATTTCTTATGATGGGAAACCTTTAAGAAAGGTATTTGTTTCCCATCCAAGTGAGGTTTCTAAAAATAGAAGTAGTTCGAGTTATTCATCAGACATAAAATTTACCACCAATTATCTCATAAATAAAGTAGATGAAATAGTTAAATGTCCTATAAAGCATATGTTTTTAGACATTGAGGTTATGAGTAAGGAAATGAGTAATCCAGCGGATGCAAAATATCCTATTAGTTGCATTACAATTTTTAATTCATTTTCCAAAGAATATAAAACTTGGTATTTGGGTGAATGGAAAAATGAAACTCTAATGTTAGACAACTTTGTTAGTTATATTAAAGAAGAAGCACCTGACCTAATTTTGGCGTGGAGTAGTTCATATGACTACGGTTATTTATATAATAGAATTGAAAAGTTTTCAGAAAGAATTAGCCCAGTAGGTTTAAGTAGATATGGAGAAAATAGAGATATTCTATATCCTTGTGGCATTTCTATCATAGATTACCTCCGCTGGTTCAAAAAAATACATATGCGAGAGGCTTCTTACACATTAGATTATATTGGGCAAAAACACTTAGGTAAAGGTAAGGAGTTTGGCAAAGTAGATTTTTCAGTTCTTTCAGATAGGTTAAGACAACACAATGTTGAAGATGTTGAACTTTTAGTGGGATTAGAAAATAAATATCAGATAATTCCATACTTTGATGAGATAAGGCGTCTCTCTAAGTGTCAGTTCGAAGACTGCTACCATAATTCGAGGATTGTAGAATCATTAATATTTCAAGAAGCTAAAAAACAGAATGTAGTTCTGCCCAACAAACCTCAAGTAGATGAGGATGAAGAAGAAACTACATTTGAAGGTGCTACTAGAGAAGCTGAACAATGTGGGCTTTTTGAAGGAATAGGCGAGTTCGATCTTTCAGCAGCATATCCTTCTATGATTGCTAATTTTTGCCTCGATCCTTCAAATATAATATGCCAAGCTGGGGATCTTACTAAAAATCCTTATGATGGGACTTTCATAAATGGGGTATGGTTTAAACAAAATAGTGAAGCTATGCTTCCTTTAGTTGTGAAAAGAATGTTAGTATTAAAAGATAGAATTAAAAAAGAAAAAGATGCAAACCAAAATGACAAATATTTATCTATTAAATATGATGCTATAAAAGGTGTAGTTAATTCTATATTTGGTGTTACAGGACTCAAATATTTTAGATTGTTTTCAAACCAAGTAGCTTCGTCCATAACCTATTTGGTTCGTGATTTGTTAATGTATGTTAAGGAACAAGTAGAATTAAAAGGAAATAAAGTAATATACTGGGATACTGATGCCCTATTTATAAACACTAAAAAAGATATAACTGAAGTTCTCAATGGATATATTAAGAAATGGGCTTTAGAAAAATACGGTAAAAAAGATATTTCGCTAGTATTTGAACGCAAAGGATGGTATACTTCGTTATTTATTTTGGGAAGTTGCTTGCATCCAAATACTTTAATTGTCAAAGAAGATGGTGGGGTTGAAGAAATCCAAAATTTATCAAGGGGGCAATTATTTTGCGGTAACGATATACAAGCGCATTATAGTTTAAAAACAAACAAACTTTTAAAAATAAAAACCACTGACGGATTACTAGTTACTGATGAAAATCATATAAATTTAGTATATAAAAAAGATAGGCATTATTACAAAGAAAGCTCTGTAGAAAATGATATATCTAAAAATTTAAAGGTTGGGGATTACTTATTATCTCCAAAATATATACCTCATAAAACCTTATATAACTTTTCTCCTGAAATGTTAGCGTTTATTTCTATGGTAATATGTGATGGGCATCTAAGTGAATACAGCACTGAATGTGGTTGGCATAAACAAAAATCTTTTGAAAAAGGAAAGGAAATATTTTTAAAAGCTATTCCCTTTTTTACCACTTCTCCCTCTTCTTTTCTAATAAATGAAAATGAAAGAAGAATTAGAATTTATGGAAAAGATTTTGTTAATTTCCTACATTTTACTTTTGATATACCAATTGGATATAAAAGAGAAAAAACAACAATAAATTCTTATATTTTTTATTCTTCTTTAGAAGCAATAAAATCTTTTATTGACACAACTTTGTTTTTTGAAGGTTCAATAAGAACAACCAATACCAAAACAATACAAATGTTAAGTTATGATTTTTTATCTCGTTTTCAACTACTCATTAAAAAGTTTGGTATTTCTTCAACTCTTATAGAAAACATACAATCAAATAAGAGATTGAGTTTTAGGTTAAAAATTAAAACAATTAAAAGAAAAATAAGAAAATATGATAATATTGAAATATATTTAAGTAAGATTCTAAAGATAGAACAAATAAATAAAGAATTAGAAGTTTATGATTATAAAACACAAACTAATATGTTTGTTGCTAATGTATTTTTAACTCATAATTGCCATTATCATGGATATATGATGGGTAAGAAAGACCCAGTAATAAAAGGCATTGAAGGAAAGCGTGCAAGTTCCAGCAAATTCGAAGGTGGGTTTCAATTACAATTATTAGATTTAATTCATAAAAAATCTACCAAAACCCAAATTGAACATTGGATTACTTCAGAAATAGAAAGATTTAAGACTTTACCTTTAGAAGAGATCGCCTTTCCAGCAAAAATTGGCACGAAAGTTTACAAAAATCTGCCTATTTTTATGCGAGCCTTAACCAATACTAAGAGAATTAAAAAGAGCTTTAACCCCTTAAAAGGCGAACTTTTCTTCTACTTGTTTCTCAATACTGGAAAAAATGAAGTAATTGCATTTACTGAAAACGATAAAGACTTTATAGATAAAAAGAGTATAGATTATGACACAATATTAAAGAGAAGTATATTAACTAAGGTGGAGAAGATATTCTCCGCCATGTCATGGGTATTTAAGAATCCATTAGAACAAACACTATTTTGATAGGAGGTGATTAAGATTAGTAAACAAAAAGATAAAGGCAAAAAAGAAGTGAAGAAAGTAAAAAAGGGGAAGAAATAAATGAAAGAGCTACATTATATTGTTGAACTAACAAATATTGATGGTATGGTTGAAGCTGTTTTAGTAAAAGATAGGGATTTGGCTGGTTTTATAAGTAATTATGATAGTGATAGTTATACGATATTGAATATTAATGGTATTGGTCCCGTTAATTTAGATTATAAGGATTTTATTAAAAAAGAAACGCAGTTAGAGAAAGGGAAGGTTTAAAAAAATGTTGAGTAATCGCCACATATACGAAGAACTTACTGAAGGTGAAAAAATTAGGGAAAATCTGGATAGTGATTACGAGAAAGCTATGTTAAAGATGTCTATTCTTAATATCAAGTTGCAACACAATATAAGAACTAATATGACTACAATCATGAAGTTCTTTAAGATTCCGTTAGTTGAACCCGAAGATAAAGAAAACGTAGTAAAATAAACAAATAATTGGGCTTGTGGCGTGGTAGCCTGATAAGAGAGAATGAACCTAATATCCGTATAATATTATTAGCGCACGTACTGAGTATGAAAGCGGAGTAAGAAGAAGTCGGAAACTTATTGCAAGCCAATTGCCAAGCCCATTTAATATAGAATAGAGGATAAAAAGTGTCAAATATACTTTCAGAAGAATTTTTAAATAAATATAAGAATAAACAACCCAACTTTGGGTTTAATGGTCTTGGATACATAGTTTATCGTAGAACTTATTCTAGATTGAAGTTAGATGAAACCTATGAAGAATGGTATGAAACGATAAGTAGATGTATTAATGGTGCTCAAGAAATTGGGGCTTCTTACACAATAGAAGAAGCTGAAAGATTATTTGACTATATATTTAATTTAAAATGTTCTTTTGCGGGCAGGATGCTTTGGATGCTAGGAACGGAACACATTAAAAGATGGGGGGCTAACGCACTCATAAATTGTTTTGCTGTTAAAATAACACAACCAGAAGATTTTTGTTTTTTATTTGAAAATCTTATGTTAGGTGGAGGTGTTGGATTTTCAGTGAGGAGGGAAGATGTTCATGAACTTCCTAAAGTAAAGGAAAATGTTAAAGTAGAACATAAAAATACTAAAGATGCAGATTTTATTGTTCCAGATAGCAGAGAAGGATGGGTATATCTTTTAAGAAAGGTATTAAAATCTTACTTTGTAAGTGGTAATTCTTTTAATTATTCTACTGTTTTAGTTAGGGGGTATGGAGAAAAAATTTCTGGTCTTGGAGGAACAGCTTCTGGTCCAAACATTTTAATTGGCGGTATTAGTAAAATAAGTAAAATATTTGAATCAAGAGAAGGAAAAAAACTTCGTTCCATAGATGTGTTAGATATTTGTAATATTATTTCTTCAATAGTAGTTAGTGGTAATATAAGACGTTCTGCTACTGTAGCTTTAGGTGATCCAGATGACTATCTTTTTATTAGAGCCAAAAGATGGGATTTAGGTAATATACCAAATTGGCGTGCTATGTCGAATAATACAATATATGCGGATGATTTTACTCATATTCAAAATGATATTTGGGAAGGATATAGTGGCAATGGAGAACCATATGGGTTTTTTAATTTACCTCTAGCACAAAAATATGGAAGAGTTGGAGAAAATAAAAAAGATAACTGTGAACTTTTGAATCCGTGTTGTGAAATAACGCTTGCGGACGGAGAGGTTTGTTGTTTATCAGAATTGTTTTTAAATAATATAACTTCTAAAAAAGAATTAATAGATTGTGCAAAATTAATGTATAAAACACAAAAAGCTATTTGTGCTATGAAGTTTTTACATGAAAAAACAAACAAAATAGTTCATAAAAACTTTAGAGTCGGTATTGGAATAACTGGAGTTTGTCAATCTTTGGATAAAATAGAATGGTTAGATGAAGTATATAAAGAAATTAAAGATTTTGATAAAAAATGGTCTAAGGAAAAAAACTATCCTGAAAGTATAAAACTAACTACAATTAAACCTTCTGGAAGTATATCTTTATTAGCTGGGGCAACCCCAGGTATTCACCCGTCTTTTAGTAAATATTATATTCGTAGAATAAGAATGGGGAGTAATGATAAACTAATTGAAGAATGCAAAAAATTGGGATATAATATAGAACAAAGTAAAAATTACGATGGAAGTATAGATTATAATACTACAATAGTAGATTTTCCTTGTTATGCTGGCGAAAATGTTATTTTAGCAAAAGACATGTCAGCAATTAAACAGTTAGAATTAGTTAAAAAATTGCAAGCAATTTGGGCGGATAATTCTATAAGTGTTACAGTGTATTATAAAAAAGAAGAATTGCCAGAAATAAAAAAATGGCTAAAAGAAAACTACTCTACTTCTATTAAATCTATTTCATTTTTACTTCATAAAGAAAGTGGATTCAATCAACAACCATATGAAGAAATAACTGAAGAAAGATATTTAGAATTAATAAAACAAGTAAAACCATTAACAAATTTAGTTGTTGGTAAAGGTGAATTAGAAAGTCTTGAATGTGAAGGCGGGGCGTGCCCCATAAAATAAAGGAGAAGTAGAATAATGACAAATCTTGCTAATGCAAAAAAAGAAGAATTGGTAAAGATGGCAAACTTTAAATGCCACCATGGACACAGTGGATTAAGCCATCCGGCTTGCTATTTTAAGAATAATGGGGTTAAAGAAAAAATATTATTTTTCGACATAGAAGCTGAAGACCTTAATGCTGATTATGGTATTATGTTTAACTGGTATGCTATGGATGAGGATGGTAATAAGTTTGAAGATTATATAACTTTAGATGATATTAATAAATATAAATCTTCAGATAGAAACATTGAACCTAAAGAAGATAGTCGTATAGTTAAGAGTTTAATTGATTTAATGAGTAAATATAATAGAGTTTGCGGGCATTTTTCCTGCGGCTATGATTTGCCGTTCACTAGAAGTAGAGCTGTAATTGATAAAATAGATTTCCCTGCTTATGGTACTATATTTCAAAGTGATACTTGGGTAATATTAAAAAGGAAATTTAAGTTATCAAGAAATAGTCTTGAAAATGGTTGTAAAAAATTGATAGGAAGAAGTAGAAAAGATCGTTTATCTTTATCTATTAAACACGGATGTCTTCGTGGAGAAAAATGGGCTATAAATCTATCTAGGAAACACTGTGAAAATGATGTGTTAGATTTGGTTGAACTATTTAAAGCAACTAATCGTTTTATGCGCCGGACCAACAGTTCTATTTAAGATGAGTAAGAAGGCTAAAAAGAAAAAGATATTTCCATACAGACGAACTTGGTGCATATCGCCAGTAACAAAGACGAAAAAAAGTAAAAAGATATACAATCGTCAATTGACAAAAAAACAATTAACCAATATTCTTAAAACGGAGGATTTGTAATATGAAAACACTTTCACTTTCTATTGATTTAGAAAAATTAAATTTGGCTGAGGCAGACAAAACAAAATCAGTTCAAAGTATTGTTAGTAGTGTAATACAGAATGTTATTCTTGGTTATGGTCAGCAACAGCGGGGATTTGATGAAAAAGAACGTAGACAATACTATAAGATTGCCGATGCTTTAGAATTAGCGGAAAAAGAAAATAAAACAAGTGTAGAATTAGAAGATGACTGGTGGGGGTTCATCAGAAAATGTTTCCGTGAATCGAAATTAATGCCCAATTCTTTATTGAGGCAGGTGGAAGAATTAGTTTTGGGAAATAGAGAATGAAAAATTATTTAAAAAAACTATTACTTTTTACACGTAATGTAATTGTTATTTGTTTTTTGATTGTATTATTTGGTTATTTTTGTAAAGGAGTTCACACCTTATTTATGATAGGATGGAATGGGTAATGAATATAAAAACATTATGTAAAAGAAGTAATGATTTAGCAATTCAAAAAGGATTCTGGTTAGTTAATCCCGATGGTTCTCTTGTTTCTAGAAATGATGGAGAAATGTTAATGCTTATGGTAAGTGAACTCGGTGAATGTTTAGAAGGTTTGAGACATGGAAATCCTCCAAGTGAACATATACCAGAATTTACTTCAGAAGAAGAGGAGTTATCAGATTGTTGTATAAGAATATTTGATTACGCTCAGGCTAAAAATCTGAGATTAGAAGAAGCTATAGAAGCTAAACTACAGTTTAATGAAACTAGACCTTATATGCATGGAGGTAAAAAATTCTAATGGAATCCGCATATACTCCAGAATATTATAGACAAAAACAATTAGCTACAGATATTAGATTTCTCAAGATTGCTAAGTTAGTTGGAGAATCTTCAAAATGTCTTTCACGAAAAATTGGTAGTGTAATTGTTAGAAATGGAAATATTGTTAGTGAAGGTAAAAATGGACCACCAAAAAGAACTAAACATTGTAATGAACGATTGTTTGATATGTATGATGTATTAAATTGTACACAAAGTAAACCTCTTTTAAAATTAAAACCTAAAAACGATCAAGAGTTAGAAAGGTTTCCGCAACAATGCCCCAGAAAAGAATATGGTTATAAATCTGGAGAAGGATTGTTGTTATGTTCCGCACAACACAGTGAGGAAAATGCAATTAATCAAGCAGCATTAAATGGAGTTTCTACTCTCGGAACTACACTCTACGCTTACTGTTGCCTTCCTTGCAAAAACTGTATGGGAAGTATTATTAACGCAGGTATAAAAGAAGTGGTTTGCCTTAAAGTAAGACCTGACTACGATTCTTATAATAGAATCTTGGCTGAAGAGGCTGGAATTATTGTACGAGAAATAGAAGAAAGTTTAATATGTTAGAAAGATTGTTATATGGATGGTTATTTATGATTTGTGGATTTGGAATAATAGTCTTGTGGATTTATAGAAAACCAAGAAATTGGGATATTCCAAAACCTAAAATTAAAGAAAGCGAGATAAAATGATTTTGTCGAATGATCATAATTTGCCTTCAAGTTTAGTATCGGTTTTGACACAAAAGAACTACGATCTAACCAAGTCCGACCCACTTAGAATTGGAGTAACTACTTTAAACAATCCTCCAAGAATAAGACAGTTAATGGTTAGACATTGGAATGAAATTGAAGAGGATTTGTCGGAACAACTTTTTAGACTTTTAGGCGAAGCAACACACTATGTTTTGGCTCAAACCAATCCACACCAAAAGTTAATAGAAGAAAAACTTACTGAGGAAGTGGATGGAATTACTTTAGTAGCCAAACCAGACCTCTATGATGACGAGTTAAAATCAATCGAGGATTGGAAAGTAACCTCCTGTTGGTCAGTTAAAAGTGTTAAAAGTGATTGGATCTCACAATGCAATGCGTACGCTTGGTTTTTGGTAAGGGCTGGGTTTGAGGTCAAAAAAGTCTTTATTAATGCCATTCTAAAGGATTGGAGTAAGATGGAGAAGCTTAGGTTTGGTCCAACCTACCCCCCAATACCCTTTAAACGCATAGAGATACCTCTGTGGTCGTTTGATGAGCAGGAGAAGTATATAAGAGATAGGATAGCTCTATATAAGTCAACCTTGAACCTCAGTGACGAAAATTTACCTATCTGTAGTGAGGAAGAGAGATGGGCTTCGCCAGAAAAATGGGCAATTCACAAGAATAAAAATAAGACAGCTAAAAAGCTATGTTCTTCTTATGAAGAAGCTAAGGAATATGCGAATAAGATTAAAGATACTAAAAATAAATATAACATTATAAAAAGAGAAGGTTGTGATACACGTTGTATGAGTTACTGCATTTGTAATAAATTTTGTAGTTATTGGGTCTCAAAGTATGGTGGTAAAAAATGAAAATAATTAAACCATTAGTAGAGTTATTATGGATTACTCCAAATGCAGAAAAAATAATAGAAATAGCTAGTAGAACATGCTATAAAAGTGAATCTAAAATTACAGAAGATTCTGCTGGAAATTTTTGTAAGATGATTATAAAAAGAGGTCATCTTGCTATGATTGAACATGGAGTAGCATCTTTAAAATTTATAATTGATCGTGGGCTTAGTCACGAATTAGTTCGTCATAGACTTTGTTCCTTTGCTCAAGAATCTACAAGATGGGTATCTTATAAAAATGAAATAGAAGTAATAGAACCACTAAATTTAGATGAATTATCAAGAATTAAATGGATAAGTGCTATTAAATTTGCGGAAAATAGATATAAAGATTTATTAAATAATGGTATTAAACCAGAAATGGCACGCAGTGTATTACCAACTTGTTTAAAAACTGAAATAGTAGTTACTGCTAATTTTAGAGAATGGCTAAAAATATTTGAACTGCGTATAAGTAATACAGCACATCCACAAATAAAATCTATAATGATTGAAGCAAAAGAAATATTAAAAAAACAATGTCCTAATATATTTGGGAATATTAATGAAAACAAAAACAATTAAAGAATTAAGAGATAAACATAGAAGAGAAATTGAAGAATTCCAAAAGAAATGTAAACATTCTGATATTTCAGGTTGGATTGATGAATGGTGGGCTCCTGGTCATTCTACTGGTAAACAAGTAAAAGTTTGCAATATATGTGAAAAAGTTGTAGAAGCAACTAAATCTACTTTTGGAGTTATTAAAAGTGAGTAGAAATAGAAGAATAGAAAAAATTTGCCCAATCTGTTCTCATAGTTTTACATCATATATAAATAGAAATAGAATTTATTGTAATAATAAATGTTATTTTAAGTGGTTAAAATTACATCCAAATAAAGGCGCAAAGGGGCATACTTATGTTATGAAAGATGAACATAAACTTAAGATTTCAAAAGCATTGAAAGGTAAAAAAAGAATATTTAATCATAAACCAGACTGCCCATGTTGTATATGTAAAGCTAAAAGAGGTGAAACTAAAGGAAAAAATGCTAATAATTGGAAAGGAGATAAAGCACTAAGAAGACAAAAATACTATTGTATAGAACCTAACTGTAAAAACGAAATATCTTATGAAAATTTTAAAAACGGTAATAAAAGATGTAAACCATGCTCTAAAAGTGGAAATAGAAATTCTTTTTTTAATAAAAAACACAGCAAAGAACAAAAAGAAAAGTGGAGTTTAAATCGTAAATTAGAGTTAAATGCTCATTGGTTAAATGGTAAATCGTTTGAAGTTTATCCTTTAGGTTGGAACAAAACATTTAAAGAACAAATTCGTTATAGAGATGGTTATAAGTGTCAATTATGTGGTAAAAATCAATTAGAAAATGGAAGAAAACTTCACGTACATCATATTGATTATGATAAAAAGAACTTAGATGTAAATAATTTGATAAGTTTATGCACAACTTGCCACACCAAAACCAACTTTAATAGAAAATATTGGAAAGAATATTTTAATAAATTATGGAAAAGGGAAAAGGTAATATAATTTTAGTTGGGGGTGGTAGTAGTGTTAGTGATGGTATTAAATTAGGACTGTGGGATAAAATTAAAAATACTAAGTCGGATATATGGTCAATTAATTTTGCATTTTTAACGATTCCATATCAGATTCAAAGGGAGATTTGGGTGGATATAAGCTTCTTTAAGAACAATATAGAAGCTATTCAGAAACTATATTCACAAGGTGTTTCTTGCCACGCTAAAAAACATCAATTTTATAGAAATATACCAGAAATCAATCTTTACGAAACTACCAGAAATCCACAAGAAATGGATAAGAAGTTATATATTGGTAGAATGGGGTTAAGTGGATTTTTTGCATTGCATTTAGCAGTTAAAGAAGAGTCAGATAATATATTTTTGCTTGGTTACGATTTCTCCGCAATAAATGGAAAAACCCATTACTATCAAGATACTCATAAAGTTCAATCTACTGGAATAGGGCATCCAGAGTTATATTTGAAAGGTGATAAACCTAAAGACGAAGTGAAAGACTGGGAAAACTTTTGCTCTCCAGATATAAAATCTAAGATATATAATGTTAGTCCACAGAGTGCTATTGAATGTTTTTCTAAGATTACATATGAAGAGTTCTTTAATAAATTGGAGGAAAAATGAAATTTGAAATAGATACACAAAGAACCGTAGAATATAATTATATTAGTATTTCTTTGACAAAAAATGATATTTCTGATTTACTTAAATTTGGTGAAATTCGTCAATTTACTGAAGGTATGGAAAAATTCGTTAAAAATAATATAATAATAAAATTAGTTGAAAATAATAAAATAAATGAATAAACCTGAAATTTCAATCCTCTTGCCATCTCTAAGACCAGAACTTCTAAAAAGAAGTATTCAAGAGTTTGCTGATACTAATTCTAATGTAGACTATCAAATTGTGGTGGTTAGTCCTTTTAAAGTTCAATCACCTAAAGTTAAATGGATATTTGAAGGAGAACCAAGAGGTAGTGTTTGGGCAACTAATACTGCTTATACTTATTCAGAAGGTAAATATGCAGTATATTTTAGTGATGATGTAAGCCCAACCAAAGATTGCCTCAAGAATATGTTATCTTTTATGAAAGATAAAGAAACTCCATTTATTGGTGCTTTTAAGATGCTTACACCAAATAATGCCCAGATCGGCCCCTTTGGTTGTTATGAAAAACTTTATGCCTGCTACGGATGTTTGAGTGAAGAAACTTGTGCCTTATTGGAAGGAGTATTTTATCATAAGTTTCTATATAGTTGGTGTGATATTGATTTAGCTATGAGATGTTATTCTAAAGGTGGTAAGATAGAAATTTGCCAAGATGCTTGTGTAATACCAAGACAAGTAGAGGATGAAATTTATAAAAATCATAGACAAACATTTAATCAAGATTTTAATACTTTTTGTGATTTGTGGCATCCAACGTATGGTGGTAATTTACCAAGAGAAATTGGGGCAATAAATCATAAACTATAAATGCTTTTACACATTATAATTCCAACACATTTTAGGCATCAAAAATTAATGAACTGCCTTGGTTCGATTGAGCAAGCCAGAACACTTTTAGACTGCTATTCTTATGTTTTTGTCTATTATAGTGATAAAGAAGAATTTGAGAAAGATTCAATAGGTTTAATTAATTATAAAAACATATTACCTAAACTTTTAGAAAAACCCTACTTCGCTTCTGAGTTTTGGAATGATCATATCAAATCATATAATGCAGATATATACATTTATCTTAATGATGATATTGTCTTAGAAATGAATGCGTTAAAAAGAGTAGTAAATATAATGAATGAGAAGTTTAATGATTTAGATGGGGTTGTGGCGATAACGCAAGAAAATATTCCTGAAAACCAAGCTTGCCCAACAGCTTTTGGTGCAATAGGAACTAAATTTACAGATAGATTCCCAGATAGAAAGGTTTTCTGTGAAGATTATGAACGACTATATTTAGATAGTGAACTCGGTGAATATGCTAAAAGTCAGGGGAAATTATTTCATAGTTTAGATAAAAGCATGGCCCCCCTACTAACACACTTTCATCCTGGATTTTTCCCTAATATGAAAGATTCCACACATGATGATGTTAGAACGCATTTAAGAAAAGATAAAATTACTAATAATAGAAGAAAATCTAAAAACCTTCTTTGGGGAAGGGATTTTACATTAATAAATGCTAAAAATTAATCTATTAGTCCCAACAAGAAGTAGACCAAAATATCTTAAAGAATTGTTTCTTAATTTAGCATATACTATTCCTTCTTTCCGTTCAAATCACATAGAATTATTTTTAAAAATAGACGAAGATGATATAGAAACAAAAAAAGCTATTTCAATTTTAGAAAGAAATGAATATCCATTTAATTGGCATTATATTTCTAATCAAAAAAGCGATTTCTTAAATAGAGATTATTATAACAATTTAAGTAGTATTGTTGCCGAAGGACTTTTGTGGGGAATTGCCGATGATGTTAGATTTTTTACTGATGATTGGTATAAATCATTAACAAATAAGGTAGAAGAATACTTAAAAGATAAACCAGATAGAATTGCTTATATATCAGTAAATGAAGAAGGAAGCACAGCTAAACATCCTTGTTTCCCCTTAATTACTAAAGAAGCTTTTCAAGTATTAGGCGAATATCACTGTTCAGAACTATTATCTTGGGGAAGTGATAGAATATTATGGGAGATATATAGTGGAATTGGGCGAACCCTACATATACCAGAAATAAGTATTAAGCATTTAAGTTATCATGATGGTTCAGCACCTTTTGATGAAACAGCTAAAAGTATGAAAGAGAGATTCTTTAGAAATCCAAATGCACATAATCTTATTAGTGAAACTAAAGTTCCCCAACAAATAGAGAAATTAAAAAAATATATTGAGGAGTTTAAATAATGTGTTTAACTAATGAATGGTCAGAAAAGAATATTTACAACAGCTTTAATTCTTTCGCTAAGGGGCTAACCTATTACGAATATTATGAAAGTATAAACAATTGGCGATTAGGTAAAATTAAAACTCCGAGAAGTCCTGTGGAAGTTTCCCTTGATCCGATTCATGCATGTAATTTGAAATGTTCCTGGTGCAATGCCTCTCGTTATTTAAAAGAAGGATTAGAAAATAGACGTATGAGTGATGAACATTTAATGAAGTTAATTACTTTTTTAGCTAAGTGGGGGGTTCGTGGTACATGTTGGGGAGGTGGCGGTGAAAGTTTACTCCACTCAAAAATGCAAGATGGTTTAGAGTTGGCATATTCTCTAGGTCTTGAAAATAGCATAGCTACAAACGGAACACTTTTCAATTCTAATTTAATAAATACTGCAATTAAAACCTGTAAATGGATTGGAATGTCAATAGACGCCGCTACTAAAGAAACATACTTTGAATCTAGAAAAATAGATTTATTTGATAAAGCAATTTCTAATTTACAAGAATTATCAGAAAGAAGCAAATCTACTAACTCACAAGTAGATATAGCATATAAATTTTTAATCTTTAAAGAAAATCAACATGAAATATATAAAGCTTGCGAATTAGCCAAAAAAATTGGAGTAAAAACATTTCACTGTCGACCAGCTTCTTACACTCACCAAGGGATGGAATTAAAATTAGATAATCCCTACGATATGAATTTAATAGAAGAAGAATTTGAAAAATGTAGAGAACTTGAAGATAAAAGTTTTAACGTGTTTTTGATTAGACATAAATTTAATCCTGATTTTTCAGCAAAAAGAGATTTTAGTCAATGTTGGGCGGGACCATTATGTATTCAAATATGTGCAGATAATAATGTATATAATTGCCCTGATACTCGTCATTTAGAAAGTTTTAAATTAGGAGAACATTATCCAAATCCAGAAAAAATATTAGAATTTTGGGGCAGTAAAAAACATTATAATATTGTATTTAATGAAGCTTGTAAAATATGTAACTGGAGATGCACTTTTGGATACTATGCAAAACAATTTCAAGATTTGTTCATTGATAATAACGACCCACTATTCAGGAACTTTGTATAAAAATATGGAACAAGAAAGAAGAATTTAATGGAAAAATCAACTAATAAAGTTGGCAAATATAAAAGAACAGAAAAACATCTTGAAAATTTAAGAAAATATGCTTTTAAAAAAGGTATGATTCCTTGGAATAAAGGTTTAACTACAAAAACAGATGAAAGAGTTAAAAAATATGGGGAGAAATCTGGCAATACTAGAAAAGGTAAATTGGTTGGAATTTTTAGTCCTAATCATGGTAGAAAACACACAGAAGAAGAAATAATAAAAATGAAAAACGCAGCAATTAAAGATGGAAGAAAACCACCATCCAGAAAAGACTGTGAAAATATTATTTTTAATTTTAAAAATTTACCAAATAAACCAGAAAAAGTACTTATTAATTTATTAAATACTATTTTACCAAACGAATATAAATACATTGGAAACTGTAAATTATGGATTGAAGATTTTAATCCAGATTTTATAAACTGCAATGGGCAAAAGAAAATTATAGAATTATTTGGTGATTACTGGCATAGAAATACTCAAGAAAGAGACAAAAATCGTTTAGAAACATATGCTAAATATGGATACAATACCTTAGTTATATGGGAACATGAGTTAAAAGATTTACATAATGTGAGAAATAAAATATTAGAATGGAGTAAATTATAATGGAAAGAGACCCTGGCGATATTTTGGATCGAGGTTCTATTGCTAAACTAAAGCATGAAAGAATTAGAAATCCTGAAAATGATAAAGAATGGATTGCTTTTGAAAAAGAGTTAAAAATACTTATTAAAAAATATCCTAATCTTTTTATAAATGATTTGTTTGAACTATTATATAGTATTAATTCATTTATTTGGGAAAAAGAATCGGATATGAGACAAGGTAAATTAGATGGAATTCTTTACGAAGTTGGTATTAGAGCTATAGAAATTCGTAAACTTAATAATTTTAGAATATCAATAAAAAATCTTATAAATAAGTTAACTGAAAGTGGATTTATTGACATAAAACATAATCATCTTAGTGAAGGAACTAAATAATGAATAAAGTTTGTGTAATTAAGCCCAACGGAAATTCACAATATTGCCAAGACTTGCAAGAATACAAGTCAGTGGAGGTTCCTATCTGGCAGTTAGTTTTAGCTTCCCACTATAATACAGATTTACTTATAGATGGAGAAGTTAACAATCTGTCCAATCAACAAATAGTAGATAAAGCAATTAACGAGTTTAAGGCTAAAAAAGTAGTTATCATTGCAACCGGAAATCATCCTAGCTCTTTTATACAGCAGCGTGGAGAAATGATTAAACTTAGTTGTATGTTTGAGAAGTATAAAGATGTTGAAATAATAACTCACAGTAAATTACCAGTAAATCCTTGTCAATATAAAGTTAATTGGGATTTGATAGATTTTAATAAGTACAGGGCGAGTAATTGGCATTGTGTAGATGAACAAACTGAAATTCTTACAGATCAAGGATGGAAGTTCTTTAAAGATTTAGATAAAACAGAAAAAGTAGCTACATTAAACATAAATAAAAATTGTGTTGAATATCAAAAACCAAACAAATACTATAACTATGATTATGATGGAGAAATGTATAGTTATAATGGAAGATTTGTAGATATGTTAGTAACATTAAACCATAAGTTATTAGTTAGTGGATATAATAATTATAAATGGAAATTAATAGAAGCTAATAAGACAAAAAAATGTATTCGTTTTAATAGATGTTTTAATTACGATAAAAAAGATGTTAATGATTTTATATTTCCTCAAATAGATACATATAGACTTAGAAGAAATGTTAAAAGTTTGTTAATGGATGATTTTTTATTATTTCTTGGAATTTATTTATCTGAAGGAAGTACATATAGAAATAATGTTGCCATTTCTCAATTAAATAAAGGAAAAAGAAAAGTAATTAAACAATGGATAGAAAAATTAAAATACCGTGTTACAGACAATAAAAAAACACCTTTTTTATCAATAAGTAATAAACAGTTAGTTCTCTATTTTAAACAGTTTGGTAAAGCAAAAGATAAGTTTATCCCAAGAGAATTATTAAATTCTTTAAGTAAAAGACAATGTAGAATATTATTAAAAGCATTAATGTTTGGAGATGGTTCTTGGGATAAAGAAAAAATAGAAAAAAGTGGATACTATTGTTCAACATCCAAACAACTATCTAACGATGTACAAGAATTAGCATTAAAAGGTGGCTATATGGCTTCTTTTGTAGAAACAAAATGGCATCTTAATAAGGGTCATTTTGGAAAAAATGTAGTTTACAGTGTAAATATTTGTGATACTAGAAAATATCCAGCAGTTGATGTTAGAACAAGAAAAACAGAAATTATAAATTACAAAGGAAAAGTTTATTGTGTAGAAGTAGATAATCATATTATATATATACGTAGAAATGGCAAGTGTCATTGGACTGGAAATAGTATGACAAACAATTTAAATCCTTCCCCATATGGGGTTAATTATAGTTCAGTTTCATGCCCACATAAATGTAATTACTGCGTAGTTAAACGCTTTTACGGAAATAAGTATATTGAAAGAGATTTAGAAGATATAACGAGAGATTTTGATGAATTAGCAAAAAGAAATGTAATTAATATTAAAATGATGGACGAATTATTTGTATCTAAACCAGAAAGAGTTAAAAAGATATGTCAAGCTATTATAGATAAAGGATATAATTTTAATATTTGGGCTTACGCTAGAATAGATATTATGAATGATGAAATCCTAAAAATAATGAGAAAAGCTGGTATTAGGTGGCTGGCATTCGGCGTAGAATCAGGAAACGATAAGATTAGAAAAGATGTTCTCAAAGGTAATTTTACCAAAAATAAAATTAAAGAAGTCATAAAAATGACTAAAGATAATGATATTTGTGTTATAGGTAATTTTATGTTTGGTTTTTGGGAAGATAATAAAGATACTATGCAAGAAACTTTAGATTTAGCAATAGAGTTAAATTGCGAGTATGTAAACTTTTATTGCTTGACCGCATTTCCCGAAACAAATTTTCATAATGATTTGTTGTCTAAGGGAGTTCCACTGCCAACGAGCTGGGAACAATATGCCCAAATAAGCGAACAATTCAAAGCACTCCCAACCAAATACTTAAAAGCTGAAGAAGTATTACGTTTTAGGGACAGAGCTTTCCAAATTTATTTCAGAGAAAGTACATATATAGATATGATTGAATCTAAATTTGGGGCAAAAACAATAAAACATATAGATACAATGATACATAAAAGAATAGGAAGGTTGTACTGCTAATGAGTATATTCAAACAACCACAATCTACCAATTTTAGTATAGTGCTTCCTTCGCTAAGATGGGAATGGATAAGAACAGTATTAAATTCTATTTATAATAATGCTTACTATCCAGATATGATAGATACTCATATAGCCATAAACACTGGAGAAATAAGAATAAAAACTATTCTAGAATCTTATAGGTGGAAAAATAATAATGTTCATTTTTATGAAATAGACCCAGCTACAATGACTTTAGCTGGATTAAACTTTGTTGGCATAGTTCCTTATGTTAATCTTCTTACTAAAGAATATGCTAAAGGTAAGTATATAATGCCAATGAATGACGATGCACTGTTCACTATGAAAAATTGGGATAAGAATGCTTTAGAAAGATTACCAGATGATATAGTATTAGGTCTTACTAATGATAATATACGCCCAAAGGGATTTGACGGTAGGTCAATACCAGCATGTTCTTTCCCAATAATTTCAAGAAAAGGTATTGAGCGTTTTAGGCATTTATTTGATCCATATTTTTATCATAACATAGCAGATACACACATTTGTTCAGTTTATTATGATATTGGGAAAACCGTTGATTTAACAGATATAGTATATATAGCTCATAGACCAGATGAACTTTGTAATAATATACCAACAGACTATTTAACAGAAGTAGAAAAATGTTAAACAAAGATCAACTTATTAATTTTGAAGAAGAAATAGCAGAAATTTATAATCAAGGACTTATTCGTGCTCCAATACATTTGCATGTTGGTGCAGAAGAAGGATTAATAAATATATTCAAAGAACATTATAAAGAAAATGATTGGATAGTAAGTACACATAGAGCACATTATCCATGGCTTTTATCAGGTCGTTCTCCAGAAGAACTTAAAAAACAGATATTAGAAGGTCATTCTATGCAATTATTTGATGATAAGTTTATAACATCATCTATTGTAGCTGGTGGAGCTTCTATCGCAGTTGGAATAGCTTTAGCGTTGCAAAAAGAAGAAAGTGAGAATAAAGTATTATGCTTTTTAGGTGATGCCGCAAGCGAATGTGGTATAGCTAAAGAAAGTATTAGATATTCAGAAGGACATGACTTACCAATTTTATTTATAATTGAAAATAATGAAAAATGTGTAAATACTAATACTTATCAGTCATGGGGTACTAAAAATATTCCAAAAGTAATTAAATTTGATTATTGTAGAAAGTATCCCCACGCTGGTTGTGGTACTTACATTATGTTCTAATGAAAATTTTATTTGTAATACAACAATTAGATTTTGCTGATCATATAGCAATTTCATATTTATCAGCAGTAGCTAAAGAATTAGGTCATAATACCTATTTTTGTTCTTTAAGAAGTAACAGTATTGAAAAAATGGTAGATAATATTAAACCAGATGTTTTAGCTTATTCTGCTAATATTATGGGATTTGAAGAGTTGGTGGAAGCTAATAAAAAAGCCCAATCTATTCATAAATGTTTTAGTGTTATGGGCGGTCCACAAGTTACATTTTCTCCAGAAACTTATAAAGAAAGTGGAATAGATGTTTTTGTAATGGGTGAAGGTGAAGGTGCTTTTAGAGATTTATTAGAACGATTAAAAGAAGGAAAAAATTATGATGAAGTAGAAAATCTTATTACTCCTAAAGGTATTAATCCTTTGAGAAATTTAATTAGTAATTTAGATGAAATTCCATTTCCTGATAGAGATTTAGTTTTATCTAATTCTTGGTTAAAGAATATTCCTAAAAAGACATTTTATTCTACTAGAGGATGTTTCTTTAAATGTAATTATTGTTGTAATGTTAAGTATCATGAACTTTATAAAGATAAAGGACAATTATTTAGACGATTTTCTGTTGAAAGAGTAATTAAAGAAATAGAGTATGTTCAACAAAGATATAAAATGGATTTTGTTAAAATGGGGGATGATTTATTTGCTATGAAAGCAGATGATTGGTTAATAGAATTTAGTGAAAAATATTCTAAAAGAATAGGAAAACCTTTTAATTGTTATTTACGTTTTGATAGAATAGATGATGAAGTTTTAAAGTTGCTTAAAAAAGCTGGATGTTATTCTGTTAATTTATCAGTAGATAGTTTATCTCAACATGTTAGAGAAAAAGTGTTAAATAGAAGTATGAGAAAAGTAGATATTGAAACTGAATTAAAAAGAATTAATAGATATGATATAAATACTTTTGTAAATTTTATGTTAGCCATACCAGAATCTACTTTAGAAGACGATTTAAATACTATAGATGTAGCTAGAAAAGCAAAAATAACTTATGTTAATTATACTACTACAGAACCAATGAAAGGAACTAAACTTTATGATTATTGTTTAGAAAAAGGATATATAGATAAAAATACATTTGTAGGAGATATGACTCATATGTTTCAAAAATCCCCTCTTTCCTGTTTTAGTGAAAAAGAAAAGAATATTAGATATAATATTTATGCTCTTGGTTGTTTAGTATCTAAACTACCTAAATTTTTACAGGATTTTGGAATGTGGATTATAAAAACCATACCTGCAAATAGATTATTTGGATTTATTAGACAATGTGTATATAACTATCATATAGAAAATAAGATTTTTAATTTTTCTAAAAAAGATAAAGAAATAAAAAATGAGAAGCCAGTATCATAAAATAATTAAAGAAAGAATGAATAATTTAGCACTATTGCCTAATTCTATTTTTATTGGGCAACAGGTCATGGCACCAGAAAATTTTTATGGAACTTTAGTAGATGTTCCAATAGAAAAAAGATTAGAGTTACCAGTTTGTGAAGAGTTACAGTTAGGTTTAAGTTTAGGTCTATCGTTAAAAGGTTATTTTCCTATTAGTATAATACAGAGATGTGATTTTTTACCAAGATGTTTAGATCAAATTGTAAATCATTTGAATCTAATGGAAGAATGTTCTCGTAAACGATACGTCCCCCGTATTTTACTTAGAACAACAATAGGAAGTAAAGTTCCATTAAACGTTGGACCTCAGCATTCGCAAAATCTTGTGGAATTAATGAAAATAGCTTGTAAATTTCCAGTTTTTTTAGTAGAAACAGTAAAAGAAGTAAATGAAGCATATGATTTTGCAATAAAATCAACTAAGTCAACTTTAATTATAGAAAGGCAAGCACTTTATGAAACAATTTAGTATTTTGATTACAACAAGACAAAGAGTTGAAATGCTTCATAATTTATTAGCAAGCATTTATAGAACTACTTCTAATAAAAATGGAGTAGAGATTAGAGTCATTTATGATAATGATGATATTATTACTGATAATTATGTTAAACATAAATTTCATATAGAATTTGGAAACCCGCCAAAAATAGAAACTTTTTTTCATATTAGAAAACGATCTCCAAATTTAGTCAACGATTATCATAATTGGTGTTCTAGAAAGTTTGCTCAAGGTAAATATATAATATTTTCTAATGACGATGCTCTTTTTGAAATGGATAGGTGGGATGTATTAACTGAAACCAAACTACTCGAATTTGAAAAAATTCGCCCAGATGGAATTCTTTATGGTATGCCACAGGATTTTGAATATGCTCCCGCTAGAAATGAAAATAATTGGATGGCATGCTTTCCTCTAATTTCTAAAAAAGTAGTTGAAATATTGGGATTTGCATTTGATCCTTCTTTTCAAAGAGATGGTGCAGATTGGGCTATGGCAAAAACATTTCAACTTATAGATAGAGTAGTTGATTTAAGAGATACTGTTGTGATTAAACATTTGTCTTTTAGATCTGGTAGAAGGAAAAAAGATGATTTAGATTTGTATGCTCTTAGCTTGGGATTTAGTAATCCACCTATAGAAATATCAGCAAGAAAAAATGCAGAAATACTACAAAGTTATATAAATAAATATAATCAAGTCGAAAGAATCTTAAAAGGATTATAAAATGGATATACAATTTTCATTAATTTGCCCAAGTATTCGCCCACAGTTTTGGAATGAGATATGTAGTTCTTTGTTAGATAATAAGTTAAATTGGGAAATTCTATTTATTGGACCACTAAAACCACTTGAATCTTTACCACCACAAGCAAAATATATATATTCACCAACAAAACCAAGTCAATGCACACACATAGGATTTATGGAATCCAAAGGAGAATATGTTTCAATTACAGCAGATGATGCGGTTTATTTTTCTCCTAACCATAAAGGTGCTCTAGATAATATGTATAATTTTATTAAGAATTTTCCTAAAGCAGAAATTCATAAACCTTCAGGCAAACCTTTTTACAATAAAAATAAAATAGCATATGGATTTAGAATGTTTGAAGACCAATTTTGTGCAGAAACTTCGCATACACATTTTTTAACTAACGATGGTAAATCTCCACAATTATTTCCATTTTTTGTTATTGCTAATGGGGTATATCAAGAGTTAGGTGGATATGATAATAGATTTATAACTGGGCAAGCTGAAAATGACTTATTATTCAGAATTTCGGTAGCTTATGGTTCAACAAAAAATAGTTTGTGCCCAACAGCTATGGTTTGGGCATTACATGATAAACATGGAAATAGTGGAAGTTTTAGGAAATATCATTCACAAGATTTTGGATTATTAAAAACCTTATGGATTGCTAATGGTTCAAGTGAGAATTTATTTTCTATAACTAGAAATGATACCAGAATTTTTTCTTATATTAATGACGATACATTGTATATAAAAAGCCAAGGTGAGGTTGGAGAGTGGTAGATTTAACTAATAAAACTATTTGTGTTCTTTTGCATGGTAGTTCTCTAAATGAGTTGGAATCCAAAATAGAAGAATTTAGAAATATAAATGTAGTTTGGTGTGGAATTAACTATTTTAATCCAAGCGAAGAAATACTTAAAAAAATAGACAAATCTTTTAATATAATATTTGATTGTTCTACAGTTCAAAACAATGTTGAATATGAAAAAAAAGCCAGACTACCAAGATTAATAGAATTTTTAGAAAGAAAAAACACTACTTACATCACACTTAAATCTGGCAGAGATAATCTTTATGATTTAAGAAATAGAATAGGAAGTGATTTTAATGAAAAATACAAAAATCAAATTGTTTATGGAGAAAATCTTGGATTTGACTGTAATCAGTTTTGTGTTAGTTTACACTTATACCTTACTTGTTTGCTTAAATTAGGTGCCAAAACCATCATTTTATTTGGGGCTGATGGTGGTGGTAATCTTGGCAATTCTGTATCTTCTTATTATAAACCAGAACTAATGCAAGAAGATAAAGTAATAGCTGGCAACACAAGTTATAATATGACGGGGGATACCTGCAATGTAAATAATTCGTTTAATTCTATAATGCAATCTATTTTTGGACAGATTCCTACAATACTTAATTGTAGCCCAAATTCACAATATACTGTATTTAAAAATGTTAATTTTAACCAAGTATTAAAGGAGATAAAAAATGGTGCCAATTATTAAAAAAGAAAAAGATAAAATACTTTGTTTCGAATGTGATGGCGAAGGAACTATAACTAAAGAAGATGGTTCTATAGTGCCGTGTATAGAATGCAAAGGAACTGGTTATCTGACAATAATTAAAACTAAATAATGAAAATCTTATTATGTGTTTTAAGTAATTCTAATTTTATACACTACATACCTCTCGGCGTAGCTTATATCGCTAGTGTTTTAAGAAATAATAGTCACGAAGTTATTATTTATTCTCAAGATATTCATCACTATCCAGAAGAACATCTAACCAAATATCTTGATAAAAACAAATTTGATGTAGTTGGCATTGGGGCAATTTCTGGGTATTTCCCTTATAGAAAATTATTGAAAGCATCAGAATCTATAAATAAGAGTATAAATAGACCTTTTTTTATTTTAGGTGGTCATATGCCTTCTGCTGACCCACAATACTTTTTAAGAAAAACTGGTGCAAACTGTGTAATACGTGGAGAAGCAGAATTATCTTTTGTTGAAATATTAAATATGATTAGTAGAAAAGAAGAAGTACCTAAAGTAGTGGAAGGAAAATTAGTTAACGATTTAGACTACTTACCATTTCCAGCGTATGATATGTTTCTAATGGAGTATTATAGATTACAAAGGTATCCCCACATAGAAAATAATGAGTTTTCAATGTCAATGTTAAGTGGTAGGGGATGCTGGGGAAGATGCGTTTTTTGCCAAAGATTAACACCAAATATCAGATTAAGAGGAGTTAATAGTATAGTAGAAGAAATTAAACTACTTAAAAAGAATTATAGTATCTCTTATATAGATTTTGCTGATGACTTAACTTTTGCATCAAAACAAAGAACTGCCGAATTATGTGAATCATTTATTAAGAATAATTTGAATATAAAATGGAGATGTGAGGGTAGATTAAATTTTATAGATTCAGATATACTTAAATTAATTAGAAAAGCTGGATGTGTTTTTATTAATTATGGTATAGAATCTTTAGATGATGAAGTATTAAAAAATATGAAGAAAGATTTAACAGTTTCTCAAATAATAAATGGTGTAGAAGCTACTTTAAAAGAAGGTATTAGCCCAGGACTTAATGTTATTTTCGGCAACATTGGAGATAATAAAGAAACTCTTAAAAAAGCAGTGGATTTCTTATTAAAATATGATGATGGAGCACAAGTAAGAACAATACATCCTGTCATTCCGTTTCCTGGCACGGAACTATTCGAAACTGCCAAAGAAAAAGGTTTATTAAAAGATACTGAAGATTTTTATGAACACAAGCACACAAACAGCGATTTGTTGACAGTTAATTTTACAGAATTAACAGATGAAGAATTTTATAAAGAATTATATAAAGCTAACTTTCAACTTCTATGTAATTATAATAAAAATAGATTATATGATTATGAAAAACAATTAAAAGAAATATATTTAGAAAAAAACACTAACTTTCGGGGGTTCGGGCATAAATGAACTGTTCAAATTGTGGTGAAAGTCTGCATAAATCAAAAGTAATAGCTAAACAAAATGATATTAGATTTAATTGCTACAATACTAAAAAAAGAATAGTTCAATGTTCTAAATGCGAATTAGTTCAACTTATTCCACAGTGGTCAGATAAAGAGTTAGATAAAATTTACACTACATATAATCAAAAACCTGATTTTATAGGGCAAAAAAATATATCTAAAAGAATAAGTAAATGGATTAAAAAATACTTAGTAAAGGTGGGGCAAAATTTGGAAGTTGGATGTGGCAATGGTGATACTGTAAAATATTTTAAAACTAAAATGTATAATATAATGGGCATAGATAAAGATAAATCTGTAGAAAAATGTTATGAGGGAATATATAATTATGATATTTACGATAAAAAATTTGATAAAGACTTGTATCATGCTAAATTTTATTTTATCTATGGATTACATATATTAGAACATATGAAAAACCCGATAAAATTTATTGAAAGATTAAAAGAATTGTTATTCTCCGAAGGAACTATACTATTAGAATTTCCAAATTTGGAAGATCCATTACTAACCATATATAAATCAAAAGAGTTTGAAAAGTTTTATTATAGACCAGACCATCATTTCTTCTACACACCAAAAACAATAATGGATTTATTGTATAGAAATAAAGTAGTTAACTGTCAAATAAAAAGAACTCAAACTTATAGTATAGTAAACCATTTAAATTGGTTAATTAGAAAAAAACCAACCAATCTTAAAATAAATTTACCTATAATTGATTTTCTATATAAGTGGTGTTTAGTTCATATATTTAAAAAATCTGATACAATACTCTTAATAATTAAAAAATGAGAAAAAAATATAAATGTATAGAAAAAGATTGTAAAAATGAAGTTTCTGGCAAAAATAGAAGATGCAGACATCACGCACTAATATTGAGACATAAGTTAACAAATTTTGCTTTAAAACATGGCAGATATTCCAAAAATTTTAAACCAATTTACTATTGTATAGATGGATGTGGAGCAAAAGTAAGTGAAGAAGGAAATAGATGTTATTCTTGTTCTAAACTTGGTAACAAAAATCCTCAATTTATAGATGGCAGAACAAATAAAGTATATTATTGTTTAGTAAAAGGATGTAATACTATTGTAAAATCATATGGGAAAAAATGTAGGCATCATGCTCAATCAGGGAGAAAAGTTTCAGATAAAACTAAGAAAAAACAAAGTATATCTATGAAAAAAGCTGGTTTTACTCATAATAAAGAAATTTGTTCTTGTTTTATTTGCAAAGCTTATAGAGGTGAAACTAAAGGTGAAAACGCAAGCAATTGGATGGATGGAAGAAGTTTTGAAGACTATCCAAAAGAATTTAATGCAGAACTTAGAGATAAAATAAGAAAACGTGATGATTATATTTGTCAAAATTGTGGTATGACAGAAGAAGAACATATAATAGTTTTGGGTTATAATTTGACTATTCATCATATAGATTATAATAAAAATAATAATAAAGAAAGTAATTTAATTACTACCTGTAGTAGTTGTAATTGTAGAGCCAATTATAATAGAAATTATTGGAAAGAATATTATCAAAAGAAAATGGAGAAAAAATGCATACAACAATAATTGCAGAAGCAGGTATAAATCATCTTGGGAGTATAGATTTATGCATGCAGTTAATTGATGGAGCTGTTTTTGGTGGAGCAGATATTTTTAAATTACAAAAAAGAGATATTAATTCTACTTATACTAAAGAAGAGTTGAATAAATATAGAGAATCTCCCTTTGGATTGTTGAATCGTGATTTAAAAAAACAATTAGAATTTAATGAAAAAGAATATGATATTATTAAAAAATACTGCGATTCTAAAAATATTGAATTAATGGTTTCGGCTTGGGACTTGGCAAGTCAAAATTTTCTCAAAAAATATAATTGCAAGTATAACAAAGTAGCTTCTGCTAGATTAGGTCATAAAAAACTATTGGAAGAAATAGCCAAAGAAGGTAAATATACGTTCATTTCTACTGGTATGGCAACGATTGACGAAATTGGGGAAGCTATAAAAATATTTAATAATTTCGGATGCCCATTTGAGTTAATGGCTTGTAATAGTAGCTATCCTTGCCCAGATGAAGATTTGAATTTATTAACTATTAAAACTTTAAGAGATACTTTTGGGTGTAAAGTTGGGTTCAGTAGTCATTCGCCTGGGATTATTCCTTGTGTATTAGCTGTGGCTTTAGGTGCTACTTCTATAGAAGCCCATCTGACGACGAATAGAACTCTTTATGGTAGTGACCAAGCTTCTTCAATTGAAATTCACGGATTTAAAAGAATGGTTGATTATGTAAGGGATGCTGAACTGCAATTGGGCGATGGTATTAAAGTAATAACTGAAACAGAGAAAAAGATAAGAGAAAAACTCTACAGGACTGAAGATATACAATGAATGATAAAATAGTGATTTGTGGAGCCAGGGGTGGTAGTTCGAGGGTTCTCAACAAAAATATTAGAAAATTAGGAGAAATTCCTCTTATTGAGTATTCTCTATTTACTGGTGAATTATTAGGATTACCTATTTATGTTTCTTCCGATTCCGATAAAATACTCAAAATTGTAAAAACTCATGGATCTTTAGTAAACATTATTAAAAGACCTAGTATATTAGCTTCAAATACATCAACTGATATAGATTGGATAAAACATTTATTAAGTATTTATTATGAGCAAAATAGTTCTTATCCTAAACAATTAATATTTTTAAGACCAACTACCCCACTTAGGGAAATTTCTATAGTTAAAGAAGCAATTAAAAAATTTAACGGTTCAAAATATACTTCATTAAGAAGTGTAGAAGAACTAAAAGAAAGTATCTATAAAACATATTTTATAAAAAACTGTATTCTTGAACCATTTAACAAAGATAATAGTAATGTGGCGAACCAAACCTTGCCAATTTCCTATGGTGCAAACGGATATATAGATATACTACTTACAGAGCAAATATTAAACTCAAATGATATATATGGTGATAAAATAATGCCATTTATAACTCCAAGAACAATAGAAATAGATGATGAATTTGATTTTAAACTTGCGGAGAAATTAATATGAAATATGCTAAAGTAGTAACTAAACTACCTCACAAAGCAGATTTAAAGCTTCTCAGCGATATTAACAAGTATGAAGCTAATAGTATGCAAGGACAAATACCTCTTATCTGGGATAGTGCTAAAGGGTTTTTAGTAAAAGATAGACACGGTAATCAATTTTTGGATTTTACATCTGGAATAGCTGTTGCAAACTGTGGTCATGGTAATAATGATATAATGAATGCTATAAGAAGCAAAATAAATAGACCTTTAGTACATTCTTATACATTTGGAACTGAAATACGATATAAATTCTTAAAAGAATTAGTAGATATATATTACCCAAAAGGAAAAGCATTTTTAGTAAGTGCCGGAACTGAAGCTACTGAAGTTGCTGTAAAATTAATGCGTAGATATGGTATATCTCATAAAAAAGAAATGATAGGAATAGTGTCTTTTAAAGGAGCAATGCATGGAAGAACATCTATATCTGAAAATTTAAAGGGAGATAGTTTTCAGACTTCAAAAGATGGGTGGGCTAATAGAGATAATTCCATACTAAACATTAATCCTCCTTTTGATAGTGAAAAATTTAACTATAAACATATTCCCGATATTAAAAATATTTGTGGGATTATTATAGAAAGTTATCAAGGTTGGTCTGCTAGATTTTATAATAAGAAATATATGCAGGATTTAGTAAAATATTGTAAAGAAAATAATATTTTAGTTTGTTTTGATGAAATACAGGGAGGATTTGGAAGAACTGGTAAAATGTGGGCTTGGGAACATTACAATATACCACAACCAGATTTAATATGTTTTGGTAAAGGTGTTAGTTCAAGTGTTCCTTTATCTGGAGTGTTAGGTAGAAAAGATATACTAGATATACTAGAAGTAGGCGGCATGTCATCTACCCATTCAGCAAATCCTATTAGTTGTGCCGCTGGATTGTCTAATTTACAATATCTTAAAAAATACAATTTAATAAAAAATTCAAGAATACTTGGTAAAAAAATGATAGATTTTCTTAGAGGTTTGGGTTTAGAAATCAATGGTAATGGGTTGTTGTGTGCAATTATTACTAAAACTGACGAAGAAGCTGATAGAATAGTTATAGAATGCTTTAAGAAAGGTTTATTACTAATAAGAACACATAAGAACTCAATTAAGCTCGCACCACCGTTAATTTTAACAGAGGATGCTCTCTTTGAAGGACTAAATATCATAAAAGAGGTTATTAAATCACAATGAGTATATGTAATATTAGACACGTGTGTTTGTGTGTGAGTAATCTACAAAAAGCCGACTACTTTTATAGAAAAGTATTAGGTTTACATTATGTAAATAGTGAAGTAGAAGAAGGGGATTTCATTAAATCTCTTTTAGGATTAGATTCTCTAACTTGGGTCAAACTGGCTACTGATAGTGGAGATATATTAGAATTATATTGGTTGCCCACAAAAACCAATGATTCTTTTAATCATATAGCGTTTACTGTAGAAAATGTGCAATATATGAGAAATAAACTAAAAGAGTTTGAAATTGAGTGTTCCGAAATTAAATTAGACAAAAGTGGAACTCATAAAGTAATGTTTTGTAGAGACCCCGAAAAAAATATGTTAGAAATTGTTGAGGAGATTAAAAATGTATAATTTAGCGGGTTTAAGTGTAGCATCGGTTGAACTTTCGAGTTTTTGTAATAAGGTTCCAGGGTGCTTCATGTGTGGGAGACGCAAGCTTGAAAAAGAACATCCAGAACTTTGCCAATGGGGAAATATGGATATTGGATTAGTAGATTTAATTGCAAAACAACTACCTTCAAATATTATAGTGAGTCTCCATGGAAATGGGGATCCTTTGTGCTATCCTAGGCTAAAAGAAGCACTACATAGATTTAAGCGTCAAATAAGAGTATTTAATACAAATGCAGTGGCTTTATTAGAAAAAGCAGATATTATAATAAATAACCTTGAATCTTTAACTATTTCAGTAATAGAAAACGATACTTTAGGAGATAAACAGTATGAAGATGTTAAAAAGTTTTTAGAAATAAAAGGTAACAAAAAACCAATTATGACTTATAGATTACTTGGAAATGTAGAAAATGCCAAAAGATGGTATGAATTACCAGGCAAAGTAGCTACAAGAATACTACACAATCCACTGGGCAGTTTTGACTACACTAAAAAAGTAACGTTGCCTGAACACCAAATTTGTATGGACATGTTAACCCATTGTTTTATAGATAGATACGGCGATTTTTACCCTTGTATTCGGTACAATCCTTATAAAATAAACAAACTCGGTAATATTAAAGAAAATACTTTAGAAGAGTTGTGGAATAGCCCCAAAAGACTAAATCTACTTAAAGAACATGTAAAAGGAAACCGCAATTGTAGTAAACTTTGTAGTAAATGTGATTTTTATGGGATCCCACGTGGAGATTAACTATTGTGATTTAAGTTGTAAATATGCTTCTTTTCCAGATAAGTTATGTGATGGAAGTATGACTTGTAGGACTTTTGTAGGTATATTTTGTAAGAAAGATAAGAAGATTGTTTATAAGAATGCTAAATGTAGTAAATTTAAGCCTAGGAGCCTCAAAATTGAAAGATAGTATAAAAAGAGTAGATTTACCCACTCTACTTAAAATAATCAAACACAGGGTATCACAAACGCAAATTTACCCTATTTGTGAGACTACATGGGAGACAATATGAGTAATAATTGTAAATTTTCACTTTCAGCTTCAGCTATACGACCTCAAATTTGGCAACAGTTGTTAGATTCTTTAAGAAGTAATGATTTGAAATATGAAGTAGTTTTGGCTGGAAATGTTAGACCACAATTTGATATATCTAAATATCCAGAATTAAAATACATATATTCACCAACAAAGCCGAGTCAGTGTTATCAGATATGTTTTAATGAAAGTGTTGGTGAGTTAGTATCTTGGGGAAGTGATGACTCCACCTACCCACCTAACGCTTTAGATGAAATGTATGAGTTTTTTAAGTCTTTTAACAATAGAAAATTGGTGGCGGCGTTTAGAACTGTTGAGGATGGTAGAGATATTACTGAATGGCATAGATTGAGGGGGCGAGATCCAAATGCTCCAAGAATGGCTCCCTTTGGAGTAATGGATAGGGAGTTTTTTAATGAACTGGGTGGATACGATCGTAGATTTATTTGTGGGCAATCTGAAAATGATGTAGTAATGAGAGTGTATGAAGCTGGCGGGGAACTACAAATATCTAAAGTTCCAGTAATAGTAAATCATCAAAAAGCTCATGATAGCAGTGGAACTGTGTTTAGAAGTGGATATTTCCATGAAGATCGTAGGGTATTAGAATCGGCATGGTTTAATCCAGATAAAACTATTTCTAATAAACGATTAGTTCCTTTTGAATCTTTTGATAAAACTGATATTTTAACAAAAACTCAATCGCAACGTGGGAAGTGGTAAAATGAAACCTTGGATTGTCAGTTGTTTTTATACCGCCCAAACGCCCTACAGAGACATTTTATATTCACAGTTAATCCCAAGTCTTGATAAATTAAATATTAAATATAACATAGAAGAAATAGAAAATAAAGGTTCGTGGTTAAAAAATGTTGCCCAAAAACCTCTAACTATACTTCATACTTTAGAAAAGTATCCAGAATATAATTGCGTGTCAATTGATTCTGATGCGGAAGTGTTAAGTTATCCTAAAATATTTGATGAAATTGGAGAAGAATTTGATATAGGTTTACATGAGTTAGACTGGGATAGTTGGTATCAAAATAACTCGCATGTTAAAGAAATATTGAGTGGTACTGGTTGGTTTAACAATACTCAAAAAGTAAAAGATTTAGTTAAAGAGTGGTATGATAGAGCCATAAAAGACTATAAATGGGAGCAAAAGGTGCTTTCGGGTCTGATTTTAGAAAAAAAAGATATTAAAATATTTGAATTGCCAATTGAATATGTATGGTTAGAATCACTTCCAGATGGTTCTCCACCAAAAATAAAAGGAACTCCAATCATTCTTCACAAACAAGCATCTCGCCAAATGAAACGTAAAATTAGATTATTATAATCCCAAAACTTCTAGCCCCCCCAGTAGTAGCATAACAATTATCAATATAAAAAGTATTAATACTATCTGAATTTACTATAGTAATTATAATACTATCTATTGCGTCTTTATTAGCATTACTTACACCAGATATATCCCAAATAACTCTCTGGTAGGTGTCAGCCGAAGCTATGTTAGGGGTAGTTTCTGTCGTCGTCCCCCCGCTATCCCTAATCCCTATCTTGATATTACTTCCGGTCCTGCTTGAGCGAATATCAAATTTAATTGCCCCCTGTCCTGTCAAATCTATGGGAGAGCCTATTATGCGGGTAAGGGTCTTGTTAAGGCTGTCAGTTTTTACTGCACCGCATTTAAGGGAATACGAGCCTTGAGTTTTGATTGTGTTTTCAGAGAAACAATCCAACCCCCCGTTAGTCGCTGAACCTGCCTTAAACCAGTCTATATAAGTTAATCTTCCTCCAGTAGTAAAGGCATATTGCGAAAACCAGATTAAGCCATTTGTGCCTGCACTTGTCCATAAATCCATTTGCGAAGCCTTCAGGGATTTATTCAAATAGACATCAACTTTTTTATTAGTCCAGTCAATATCAAAACTCCACTCCTGCCAAGTGTCTTGGACTACGAGGTCAGCCCCTGCTTCTACATAAGTAGACCCATTAAAAACGAATAACCCGTCAGAGGCAAAAGCAACATTTAACTTGGCACTCCCGTCCTGTGCCGACATAAAAAAATAATCATCAGCCGTCATTGTGCCTATGGAGTCGCAGTATACGCTTAGTGAAATCACCGCCCTTGAGCCAAAACTGCCTATATCCTGTGTTCTTCTTGGTTCGTTAGGGTTAAGGTCGGGGCAGTCAAGTTTCATACAAGACTTACCGTCAAAGGTTACCTGCGAGGAAACACCTGTGCCTATATCATCGTCCGACCAGTCAGTAATATCCGCCATATCCTCATCGTCTATATCGGCGTTAGAGAGAGTAGCCCCATCTGTTACATACGCCGCCTGTGCAAGTTCTGGAGTGCTATATTCCATCAGGTCAATATCTATTTGTGCCATTTTATATCCATCCTTGTTTTCATAGTTAAAGATTTATGATGAGTTTCACAGAAAGTTTGTCCATTATTCACATCCCAAAATGGTTCATATGTAGTGGCAAGTCTAAGTAAAGTTTCTTTATCTTCTATGGGGCTAAATTGTGAATATGTTTGTAAAAATTCTACAACTAATTTAGTGAACGACTTTATGTGATGAACTTCTAAATTATTTTTAGTAAAACATTCTTGACATCTAAAATAATCTCTTTTTAAGCAATCCATATGCCATTTTTTATATTCATCAATATTTCTTAAATGATTCATAAGTCTTCTATCTGGAGAAAGTTCATAAATAGTTTGTGCTTTAGTATAACATTCTCTACTACAATATTTCCCCCTACCTCTATCAACTTGGTCTTTACGAACTTTAAATTCTTTATCACACTCTAAACATATTCTATTTACTAAAATTAAAGTTCCTTTATTATGAGGAATTTGTCCTTTTAATCTTCCTTTAATCGCTCCACCAAGCGGTTCATGCCCAACTTGGAATCCACACTTTTTAGGATATAATCCCAATTCTTTTGTTTTACCTTTCATTAAACTAGGTTCATCTTTTTTAAATCCATTAGTATTACCTAAATTCATTCCTTTAATTCCACTCATTTTACAGTATCCTATTTACAAATAAACTTAAAGTACATCTACTTATGGAACTACAACTATCAACATTAAATCTTAATATGTCATTAGTATTTATTGTGGTGGTCCAATTGGTTAAAGTCGAACTTTGATTTTTAACATCTGATGTTATATAAGGTATTACATTTCCAGATTCTATAATACTATCAGCATTGGTGGGGGGAAAATTTTGATATGAATCCTTCCAAATATCAATAGAAATACTTCCCGTTGTATCCCCCACTAAAGTCCATCTTGTTATTGTACAGGGAAATGGAATTTCTAAATCCCCCTTTACCCCAGCTGTAATAGCTGAACCACCACCATCTATTACAAATTCTATAACACTGGTAAATGTTTTATTTGCCCAATAATCATTTTGGTAAGCTAATATTTGCCCAGTAGTAATACCACTTGTAACATCAACATTACTCAAATCATCTAAAGTTGATGGAACGGATAAAGTTTGAAAAGTAGGAGCACTACCAGCACCATTACTAGTTAATACTTGCCCAGATAAACCTATTGCTATTTGACTAAAAGAAGTAGTGGTATCTGCATAGGGAATTAAATACTGTGTCCAAGAAGATTTACCTGTACCACCATCTACCACAGCTACATCTCCACCTATAGCAGTAGACAACCCCGCCGAATTAACTAATGCGGATTGTTTATTATTAAAAGTAGTCCAATCTGTAGAAGATAAATAACCAGACTGTCCACTAGTTGCTAATTTAACTTGAATAGTAGTTCCAGAACCAATCACAGCCGAACTTCCCCCAGTAATTGTTAATACTGAAGAAGTTAATTCTGTTAAATTTCCTTTAGCTACTGTTGGTTCAAATCCTGTATGCCCAGCAGAAACATAATCTAGTTCAGTTAAAGCAGAGTGATTAGTTACTCCAGCAGAACTAGCTACGTTTCTCCATACCGCATCTCCAGCATCCCAAGTTAATACATCTCCATCAGCTAAACCACTATTAACCACTACATCACTTAAATTATCCAAAGTAATCCCCGTACTTATATAAGTAGAATCTTGATAATCAGCAGTAAATTCGTGATTATGTATAAAATAGTTTTGTTTGTTAATAGAAGTACTTGAAGATGTTATGTAATAATTTCCTTCATAAGCCGACTGCCCAGCATTTCTTATAGTTACATAAATAGAAGTTCCATAACTACACCACGCCCAATCTTCATCTAATATTTCTTCACTAGACATTTTAAGTAAAGAAATTACAGAATTAGCAGGGGTAATTATATAAGCGGTTGCTGTAGTTACTGGAGTGGTTGAAGTTGATATACGAACCCAGTATTTTGTTTGACTATTAACACTTGTGGTTGTCCAGTTTGAAGGAATGTCCCAATAAATTCTTCCATCACTTTCAAAATTAGAAGTATCATCAGTATAGGTAGCACCAGAAATATCTATACTTGTCCACGCTGTTCCATTCCAATATTCTCCCTCTAAACTATAATTAGAACCTCTTGTATCAAATTCAAAAGAAATTCCAGCAAAAGTTGAAGAAAGTCCAACATATAAATAATCACTTGTATCATTCATTAAACTAAAACTAGTACCATCTTCTGTGCCTGCTTCTGTAGTGTTATCAGTAAAAACAGAACCTTCATCTAAAAAGACTTTATCAAAAGTAGTATCAGATTCGGAATTAGCTTCTCCACGATTTTCTAAATCAATATCATCTAAATAGAGCATATTAACAGAATTGTATGTGTAGTTGGTTGGTGAGTACTTCCACAGTGAGTAACCCGACTCGGCATGTAAATGCGTCCAGCCACTGTAAGTGGATAAAGTATGACCCAAACTTACATCACGAAGGTATTTTCTGTCCAAATCAAAATCTGTAACTAATTGATCTATTTCATTTTTGTCAAACCTAGCTTTTTCTACTAAACCAAAGATTTCAAGCACTTGATCAGATAAATTAGAAATTTTGGTTGTTGTTGGTAGGTTGGAATTTATCTTACTGATACTCATATCATTTTTCTCCATTTACTTCTTTTTCTTTTAATTGTTCTTCAAGATTTTTAATTTTATCTTCTAAAGATTTTATTTTTATTTTATCTACACTTAAAAAATTATTTTCAACCTTACTTATAATTTTAGATTCTTTTTTTAATTTAGTTTTGTTTAAATCTAGTTGAATTTCTTCATTAGATTTTTTTATTATTTTTTTGTCTATTATTTTATATAATTTATAATCATTATAAAAAGGAAAATCTTTAATTGATATAAAAAACTCAGTTAATTTATGTTCATTATTCCAAAAATCCGAAATTGTAGCAGAATTATTTGGGAATCTTTTTTCTAAATAAGATTCATCAGTAAATATAAATTCTATTTCCCCAGTTTCTTTTTTATATCCCAAAAGCATTTAACCAGTCTCCTTTTTATTCATTATTATAGTATAATCTGCCTTTTCTATACCATTTTTACCAACTACATAAGAATCTATATATGAAGAAGCACTTGCATCATAAACATTATAACGTATAGCAGCAAATATTTTTACAAATGTTATAGTAGTATCGCTTAATTTATCCCAATAAATTTCTGGATAAATACTTGTAATTAAATCCCATTCGCTATCTGTTAATGGATTTTGATTAATACCTGGAGTCCAACTTGTCATAACTCCAGTACTTAAATTTTTAGTATATTGAGTAGTAAAACTATCTGCAAATGCAGTAGCAGAATAAGAAGTTCCTATACTAGTTACTCCAACATTTATTCTTACATTTAATAAAAAAGCATTAATCATAACATTAACATTATCAATCGGAACAGTGGCATAATTTGGTAAGTATACTGGAGCATAATATTTATCTGTGTCAATTAGTTCATTTGACATAACAACTTGGGAACTATCTACTACATATGGCATATTTGGAGTTATTTTTAAAGTACTTCCATCTGCGTCTTTTATTTTTAATCCATAAACAGACATTAAAAATCCCACTCCTTTAAAAATACTGCATAATCTACAGAAGTTATCCCGCCAGTATTTCCAATACTGTAAACAGCTTTTATTTCTGAAAGACCATCAACAATAATATAACATGTAGCTGCCCATAAACGAACAGAAGTTAAATTTTCTCCAACTCTATCCCATCCAACTATAGGGAATATAGAAACAATCGCATCCCATGTATTTGGGGTTGACGCTGTATGTGAACCTGGAGTAAATGTTGTCATAACACCAGTTGTTGAATCTTTAGTATAATAAGTATAATCATCATCTAAATAAATACTTGGTATATATCGCATTGTGGAAGCTGGGTCTCCCGAAGCCCAACCTAAACCACAACCAAAAGCTTCCCAAGTTATATTACCATGAGGCAGTATAAATACTCCAATATTAGAAACAGGTATGGATGCGGTTCCTGGTAAATCAATATCAAATCCATAAGTACCATCTCCATTTAAACTATTAGGCATTGTTGCAGTTCCACTACTAATAACAGTTCCAATTTCAGGAGTTAAAACATTTATATCAGTCCCATCTTTTATTTTTAATCCATACTTAACTACTTCATCAATAGAAAAAGATCCTAAATATGCTTTTACTGAACCACTACCAGAACAATAAAATCTAATTTTAATTTTATAAGCCCCCGATGGTGCAACAACATTTTCTACATAAGATTTAGTATAACTTTGATTAGCAGTTAATGCGGCTATAGAGTGACTAGAAATTAAATCTCCATTTGAATCTAACCATTCATATTTAAAATTTACATTTGCACTTGCTACATATGATAATATTTTTATGTATCCATTTATGTTAAAAGTAAGATTAGCTATACTTTTTCCAAAATCTACTATTTTATATACTTCACAATTTCCAGAACCTTTATATTCCAATTCTTGACATCTATATCCTTTAAATACATCAGTATTATTCCAAACAGAAACAAAATTATAATCGTCTACAGATAATACCCAACCATAATAATCATTTGTTTGTGTTATACGTTTTATTCCATTTTTACCATTTCCGCCTGACGCACCATTACCTCCATTATAGGATCTTCCACCACCACCGCCACCTCCTCCTCTTACCGTTCCGTTTCCACCTACACTATTCGAACCTCCACTACCATTATTACCATTAATACCTTTACCCCCATTTCCACCAGCTTCAGCACCATAATATTGATTTGTACCAGTTCCTAAAGATCCTCCAGTACCAGCTAAACCGCCAGAAAAACTTATTGTGCCCAAATTAGTCAAAGAATAATAAAATAAATCTATTTGACCAGCATCTCCACCACTGCCACCTCCTCCTCCACCCCCACCCCCACCTCTAAAACCACCCCCATTAGTACCGTTAGAACCATTAACACCGTTTTCCCCAGAAGAAGTTATTGTACCTTGATTATTTAAGGTATAAGCGGCTAAAAATAAATCCCCTCTTTTTCTTCCCCCACTTCCCCCACTACCTCCAGCACCGCCCGAGTCTCCAGAATCAAATCTTGCACCACTACCACCGCCTCCACCACCAGCTCCATTACCTTCTGTAGCTGATGATGATCCATTAGTCCCAGGATTACCAGTTTGACCACTGGGGGATGCGCCACCAGCACCACCTATTCCACCACTTCCAATAAAAGATGAACAAATTGTTCCATTATTTAATAAAGTTTCAGCAACTCTAACTCTATATCCATCAGTAGTTAAAGTTATTCCACCATTAATAGTTAAATTATTATAACATTTATCAGAAGTTAAAGTAGTGTTAGATGATATTGTAACATCTCCATTTGTTCCATTACCAAATATTCCTGCCATTTAACTCCTCTTAATAATTATATTTTTTAGTAATAATAGTATAATCTATTGTTTCTACTCCATCAGTATAAATTGAATATCTAAATTGATTTACAGGATATGTATTAGGTGGAGTATACGAAGTTTCCGTTGGTATATTTGTACAATAACATGTGGCAGCAAATATTTTTATACTATTTACTTCAGTTGCTCCCAATAATTCCCAATAAATAAGAGGATAAGCTGTTATTGATTGATGCCAAGTTGAAGGATTGGATAAAGTTCTATTACCAGCAGTATGAGTTGTTAATATTCCAGTATCCAAATCTTTAGTATAATAAGTATAAGAAGTACTTAAAAAACTTGATTGCCAACCATAACCAAAAGAAGATTCTCCACTTTGTCTAACTGTTCGCATAGTCCATTTTACTGGAGTAGCAAAAACAGCTAAACTAGAAACTGGAATTGTGTCTGGAAGATTTATTGTAGTATAATACTTATTTGTATCAACTAACCCAGAAGGCATTGTAACTCTTCCAGAACTTATTATAGTGCCTATGTTAGATGTTATTTTACAACTATTACCTAATACATCAGTTACTCTTACTCCGTAACTCATGACAAGAGTCCTAATTCTACACGAAGATTACCAGAATCATCATATACTTTAATTATTTTATTTGATCCATCCAACACTACTTTTCCCCCACTGCCAACATTAATAGCTTCGTCAATAGTTAAACTGCCAGTATTAATCGCAATTGCATCTAATTGTGTTACATTAAGTTTATCGGCAGATATACTATCAGCTTGTATTCTGGCAGAATTTATATAGCCAGTTACTATTCCAGAAGCGTCAATGGTAGTTCCAAACCCTCTACCAATACTTATTATTGGTGCAACACTACTACTTTCACCTGGATCGCACATTGCCAATAAAACTTTACCAGAACCAACTGAGTCACTGTAAGTTGTGCTAGTTTGTAACACTGTTTGAGATACAGCATCATCGTAATAAATATATGTAATATTTCCTACATCTCCAGTATTTCCAGCAACTATAGTTTTAGTAGTTCCATCAGAGAATTCTATATTACCTGAAGTCCATTCTACAGTATTATAATCTACATTAGAAAAAACTATAGTAGTTACATAATTTCTATCTCCTAAACTAACGCTGTCTGCGAGTATATCTCCACGAACTATTAGTGAATGTATAGATTCATCCCATTTAATATAGTTTTCACTACCCATATCACCTATAATAACATCACCAGTATCAGCACTTCCACTAACACTTTCTAAAAATACACTAAATTTTCTAGTGCTGGAATCATCATATAAAAACAATCCTTCATCCGATAACTCTATTCTTCTTCCAGTTATGGCAGTTTTTATATCTGGGGCATATAGTTTACCTCTTAAATATACATTATCAGAATATAAACCATATCCAGAAAGTGTTCCATATAAATCATCGGTTATACCAGCCAAATTACCTAATCTAACTTTAGTAGTCCAATCATTATAAGTGGTAGAGTTTCTTAAATTTATATCTATAAAAGGAGCATAATTAGATACAGCATCTAAAGAAATAAATCCATTATTAGTGGTTCCCGAAGAAACAATAGCAGTTCCTTCAGTCCATGTAGGATTTGTAGTATATGAATTTGAAATATCTCTAGTTACTGTGTAGGTTGGAGCATTAGAAACATTTGTAACTAACATCCATTCTTGATTTATTCCACTTTTTATTGTTAATACTTCATTCAGAGAAAATACAGCTTCTTCAACAGTTATTGTTGTATCACTTGCGGATACATCTAAGGCTAAAACTGAAGCATTGCCAATATATACCTTCCCGCCTACTGCCGATATTTGATCATATTCAAATACAGAAGAACTTATTATTCCTCTAATTCTAACATTTTCAAATTCGGCATATCCTCCATCCTCAATTCGAAAACCACGTGATTCACTAACAAAATTCCCACTTCCAATACTATTTTTAGTAACTAAAATGTTACCTATTTTTGCATCATCAGTAGTAAATCGTGCTATTTCTATTCCATTATCATCATAAAAGAATGTTCCATTTCTATTAAATTTAGCTAAAGTAGTATCATTTGTAGAAAGTAATCTTAATTCAGAACTATCTAATTCAAGTGTTCCTTGTGTATTAATTATTTTTAAATTTTCGCTCAGTCTAATATTACCTATTAAATTATCAGCTAAAATAGGAGATATGTTATCTCTTAATAATTCTATAGTATCTTCTTCAAATCTGTTATTATATCCATATAATTTATATTCTTTAAAATTAACTATATAAGCATTCCAAGAACTATCCTTATTATCTTGTATTAAAGAAGTGGTTCCAGGTTGAGGAACAATTATTTTAGCCATAGTTAATTTTTTAGCATCGTAGGTTTTTTCTACCATGACCATATCTCTATATAAAACTATATAAAACACAGAACAGGTATTATCAAAAGGTATTTGTAATGTTAAATTTTCTGTAAGTTCATATAAAACTCCACCTACAGCACCTTTACCGGAACTAATATTAACACTACTAGAAATAGGGCTGGTTTCTACAACCTCCAATCCATTTATTATAGTTGAGGGAAGAGTTTCTTCTAATAAATTTTGTACTCCAGAAATTATTTCTGCTGTAGTAGCGTTTGATGCATTACTAAAACCCAGAGTACCTGTTCTACTAGTTTGATTATTATAAGAAGATTTAGTATTATAAGATACTCTCTTTTCAATTTCTTTTACAATTTGAGAGTAAATATTTTTTGTAGTGAGTTTGTTCACTTATGTGTTTATTCCTTCACTTCTGTTTTTACTTCTTCTGGTTCTTTAACTAAATCTTCAATTAAAGCAATCTGCCCAACTATTTGATCGTAAATTCTAGCTGTTCTGTCTCTTAATTCTTGTTTTTCCTTTAATAACTTGATTAAACCTTCTCTGTTCATTTTTACTCCTTTCTTTTTTCTGCTATTAATTTAATTCCCCAGTTTTGGCATAAATCATCAAACAAACTCTGGGGGAATGATACCCCACTAACTTCTTTTGTCCCAATTTTAATTATAGCACCACAAAATCTACCGCCATCAAAATTAGTATTTGCATAGGACACTTTGCTTACATCTGCATTAGAAAAATTACAAAACTTAGCATCGCAATCTCTAATCCAAGATATACCTACAAATCTAGCACCTTCAAAATTACAGTGATTCATTTTGCAATGAATTAAACTAAAAGAAAGTTTGGCGTTTTCATCGCCTAATACACAATTAGAAAAATTACATCCAGATATATCTCTATCTCTAACATTAAGTTTCTTTATGATAGCTCTTGAAAGATTCACATTTCTTAAATCTACATTCTCCACTAATGAAGATATATCTAAACCATTTTTTATTGCTGTATCAATTTTAGTTTTAAGAATATTTGTATATGGTAGCATTTTATTTCCTTTTATGAAGATGGATAGTTATATTGATTTAAATATTTAGTTTTTTTATGACATTTTTTGCATAATATTTGACCGCTATTTATATTCCAGAAAGGTTCATATGTAGTGGCAAGTCTAAGTAAAGTTTCTTTATCTTCCATCGGACTGAATTGTGAATAAATACTTAAAAATTCATTAAATATAATAATAAATTCTTTTATATGATGACATTCTATAGGTCTACCAATATGACCACATTCTTGGCAGGTATAGTTATCTCTTTTAAATATTTGATTTCTCCAAGTTTTATATTCTGGTAAATGTCTAATTGCTTTATAAAGAGGATATTTAACTTTAAAATTTTTCCAATTATAATTTTTATCACCTTTTCCTAAACCCAATCTAATTCTTGTTTCACTTAGTTTTTTCCTATGTTCTGGAGATAATTTTTTATTTTTATTAGAAGACCAATATTTATTTTTTCTTATATATTTTCTTGAACAAGAAGGACATCGTGAAGCATATGAATTAGATAGTTTTTTACCACAATCAATACATATTGGATTTCTTCTATAAGTTTTATTTTTACTGATTTTATTCCTAGCTTTTATTTTATTACTACAAGACATACATCTAGTACTTCCTACACTTATTTCTTTCCCACAGTCTATACAATAATATTTTTTACAGTATTTACCATTTTTATAATTAAAATTATCTTTGCCCTTTTTATACATTTATTCTCCTAAGAAGATGGATAAAAACTTAACAAAATTGTGTAATAGCCGTTATTATCTTTTATCGATTCACAAAAATAATTCCTATTTATATTTGTAAATTCGTCAACTACTCTTATTGTATCACCAACACTTAAATGTGGGGAATATAATACATCAACTTGTATTTTAGTATGGTTTTTAACAAATTCCTTCAAAAACTCTTTAGTTACATAGTCTAATTGTGTTTTACTATATAAAGTGTTATCATCTACTTTGTTTGCTTTATATAATCTATCCCCTAACTTATGCTTTAACCCTTTATAATCGTAAAGAGTATTATCACCTTCAATTTCTTCAACTACCAAAGAATCTATGCTATGTGATTCACTTAAACCACTTACTCCACTAAAAGAAGTTGATGTGGTATCTGTATAAGTAAATACATCAAAAGTTCCATCACTATTCTTTATGTAGGCAGTTTTTGAAGTTTCGCCAGAATCTAGTTCAAATCCTTCAGTAGAATCAACTAATATAGATGTTGGATATTCTCCAGATGTTAAAGCAGTTAAGTCTATAGCAGAAGATAAATAGGTTACGGGTATAAGTTTAGCTTCAGATTTTATTATTATGTCATCGTACGCAGATATTTCAGTCAGAGCAACTACCCAAACTCCAGACTGTGTAGTAATTATAGTTCCATTCGCAGTACCCGAATCTATAGTTCCATAATCAATTAACTGTTGTCTATTAGAATCACTTACAGTTACTTTTGTAGAACTATATTCTATTTTTTCTACATTTTCCAATACTAATTTTAAATATCTAGCAGTAAATCCCACACCTAAATCACTTTCTTCAAAACTTTTAGAACTTCCACCATTTAAAGAAAAACTATTGGTTTTATCAGAAATTTCATAGTAATTACTTCCATCTGTGGAATATTGTATAGTAGCAGTAAAATTAATGTCAAATTTCCTATTTTCATCTGGTCTAAAAAATCCAGCAAGTATGTCAAGTGCTTGAATAGTTTTAACCGCCCCCAAATCTATTATAGCGTAATTATATCCAGTTGGAGGTTCGCCATAAAATATAGTTTGAACTTGAGTGTCCCATCTACCATCTATAACAGCAGCTACATCGGTAAACACTGTTACTACACTGTAGTACTGATAAGTAGCTTTAACTGTAGCTTGTGCAGGAACTTTTATTAGTTTTTTAGCTATCTTAAATTCTGCTTTATCATAATCTATTATTAAATCATCTGTAGAATAAAATACATAATACGTTGCTGTAGCAACACTTTCTACATCTGTATTCTTTTCTGAACCTGGCACATTTAAAATTCCAGCACCATAATCCATAAATTCATAATATGGTGCTAAAGTGTAAACTTCCTCTCCAAAAGAATCATAAAATATAATAGATTTAGAAGGATCAATACTAGAATGGGCGAATTTTATCCTGTAGTATGTGTAGGTATGTGAAGTTACTTCCGTACCACCACCGCCACCCCTTATTCTATAAGAAACATTTATAATGGGATTTTTATGAGAATACCAAAATATAATCTCCCACAATAATAAAGAAAATAAAATAAATAACACTTATTTGCCCCCTCCACTCTTAGTTACGGTCGTGTTCGTAATTTCAATTGCGATCGCCTGCCCAGCTACTACATGTGAAGTATTGTCTATTGCAACTTCATTTATATATATTGTGGGTTTCATAGTTTCTACCGTTATAGCTCCAATTCCAGAAACGGGCGACCCATAGACATAATAATTATCTTCTTCTCTTAAATTAGTTAATTCTGAAGCAGTTGCGGTTGCTTTATAAGATTCTCCAGTACCTACAAATGTAACTCCATCGCCATACATTAAATTAGTTGGATTTTTATTTTTTCCATAAAATACAGTTCTTGTATACAAGTCATCATCTTCCATGAACGTTAATGCAGTTGCTAATTTTAATGTATAATCTTCATTTACTCTCTGTGAATAGTAATTAGCCCAAATTTTATTATTGCCTTTAGTTCTAACCAAAAAGTTGGGAGCGACATACTCTTTGACCTTTTTTAATGCTTCATATCTATTCTCAACTTCTCTTGAACGAAAACTAATTCTATTTAGTGAAATACCAGAAGCTTGTAAAGTTTTGAAGAAATAATCCCTATTACATGTAATCAATGATTGAGTGGAAATAGCATTTTCTATTATTATTCTACCATATCTTTTATCAACATAAACTAAACCTCCTCCATCATGTGGTATAGTAAAATCGCCTGAAACTAAATCTGTTACAAGATTAGAAAAATAGAGGTACCAAACCCTACCTGCGGCATAACTATTAGTATATTCAAAATAACTACTTATTGCATGATTTTTTAATGAATTATTACCTGTAGTTGGTATTCCTTGTAATGTAGTACCACTAATAGACGACCAAGTAAAAGTATCTCCATTAACATTACCTTCACCTGAAGTTGGCAGTCCTTCAACTGAATCTAAAGTTAAAGTACTATTTCCAGCGGTAAAAGCTGAAGATAATTGATGATATATAGTAATGTTTGTAGAAGTGTAGTTGGGCACTAGGGTATCAATCGTAGTTCCCATTTCATCATAAAAAGCTGTGGTTAAATGATTGTCAATTACTTTTTGAGCATTAGATTCATTAAACATAAATTTCCCATAGCCATCTGCGGCAGTGAGTATATCTTCTATTATGTCTTCTACATAAACGCCATGAACATAAAAAGAATAGGTGGCGACTAAATCATAATTATCTTTTGCATTTAAAACACTCCCAAGTTTTACTTGTCCATTCTCATACATCACAGTGTAACCGTCCCACTGTGGATCTTCTACATCAGTATTTTTATTCCTAATAACTAAAATAGGTAAAGGATTATCTGCAATATTATTATTTGCAAAATTAAATACTTGTGCTAATGTATTGTTTGGTGAAGATAAATAATTTGGAGTTAATACTTCTTCTACCACTTGTATTTTAGTGCCTTCTACTTCTAAGTCTATGTCAGTAAATTGAAGTTCAGATATAGCGTCTAGTCCAACAATAGTAACAGTTCTATCTGTTGCAGATTCCCCAAAAGAACGTTGATTTACTTTTCCATAAAACTTTTTAAATTCTTTACTTGAACCTTCAAAATATTCACTAAATTCTATTACATCACCAACTTCTATTTTACTAGCACCATTATCACCAAATATATTAGCATTATTATTTAACACAAAAGTAGCAGACATGGAACCAAAACTAATGTCACTACTCAATCCCCAACTAATTAAATAATCAGAAATGTCTACAGAATCTATCTTTAGAATAAATTTAACCTTTACATCTTTATTATTTAATTGATTTTCTATAGTTACTGGTAGTAAAGTTTCTTTAGACATTAAGAATCAGACTCCTTAAAAGTAACGGAAATGTCAAACATTGAAACATTGCCCGCAAACCAAATTCTTCTGTAACTCATAAATCTTCCAAATATTGTTTGATTGTCATGAGTAACTATTTTTACTTTTTCGCCAAAATTTATATATTCTTCTATTTGATTTCTAAAAGCAGCAGTAGTATCAGCCCAGAAGAATTCTATAGAACCTTTATTTCTTCTTACTTCTGGAGTAACATAAGCTTCGCCACCATTAGCTAAAGTAATGGTTTGAATAGTAGAATTAATTTGTTTTTCTATATCACTATTTGGTCTTGGTAGAGAAGTATCTACCACCCAACTTATTCCATCCGACTCAATTGTGAACACTGTCCAATCATAGGTTTTTGACATTGTTTATTCCTTTTACTCTACCGAAGCCATGCGACTTGAAATTGAAAATTCTTCATCAAGAGAACTTTTTGCTGAAAAATAAGAGCTGCTGGGAAGTATATACGTGCGAATATCAGTTCTGAGGGCTATTAGATTACGATTTACCAATTCTAACTGTTTATTTGTTACATTTATTTTAGAAGAAATAGTATTAGTAGAAGTTCTACTTTCAGTTGAGGTTTTTTCCCCTCCACTACTAAACATAGTAAGAGCTAAACCAGCTGCAACAGCGGCTAAAGCAATCCATCCAACTGGACCAATTGCAGCTAAACCAGCCCCAATACCACCCATTAAACTACCTCCACCAAGTCCAGCGGCAGCACCCCCCATAGAAGCTGCCATGGCAGCATTTGTAGCCATATATCCACCAAACCCAGCTCCAAAAGAACTTAAAGCTCCCATAGCTCCTAAAGCTCCAACTCCCATTAATCCTTGTCCAATAGCACCTCGCTGATTTGATCCACTACTTCTAGCAGAAGAATAAGCAGAATATCCTAACATACCCCCTGCCATCATAGAATTTGCAGTTTGATTTTTTCCACTTAAAAGATTTCCCCAGAAACCTCCGCTAGTGTTAGGAGTAACAGTTCCAGTATCAGGATTATAAAATGCAGTTTGTCCAAGCGAACCAACGGTACTTTGAAACATTGGTTGTCCTTTTATTGTACTAGAAGTACCACTCCAACCAGCAATCCTAGCAGCTACACCACCTTTAGTTACATTTAATCCATCAACATGTCCTCTTTTAATTAAATCATACACTACTTTATGACCATTTTCAATTTGACCTTTAAGTCCCTGCATTGTTTCACCAAAAAACTCACCAAGACCAGTATCCCTGACTAAAAACTTGCCCATAGATTCTGCTATTGTGGTTCTAAAACTTTCTCCCATAGCATTAACTATACTGGTAAACACATTACCATCTTTACCAGATAATATATCTTTAAAGGTAGAAGTAGCAGCTGATTCTAATAAATCACTTTGTTCTTTAATTTTCTCAGCAATTTTTTCTTGTAATTCATAAACAAGTTTTAATTGTTCATATCTGGATTTTTCAGAACTTTGTAATAATTCATCAGTTTTATATTGTTCAATTTTCCATTTTAAAATTTGTTCTTCTGTATAACCGTTTAAACTTAACATTTTAGCTTGATGATTAAGTAAAGTAGTACGTTCTTTTATATCTTCTTCAGCTTTTTTTTGTATTTCTTCAGCTTTTGTTATTAACTCCAATTCTTTCTCAGATAAACCAATAACAGCTAAACGGCTTTCTATTTCTTTATTAAATCTAGATTCTATTTTATCACGTATTTTTTCTAGATTTTCTATTTCTTTAGGAGCTTCTTCTTTATTATATTTACTAAGAGCAACCAACCAAGAATCTTTACCAACTGTTTTTCTTAAATTCATTAACTTAATTTCTATATTAGCTAAATCATTGCTTTCTTTAGTAAAATCTAATCTAACTTCTTCAGAGATTCTAGATTTTATAGCACCTTGCAAATCAAGTGGATCAAATGTTTTACCCCCAATAGCAGTATTAATTTGTGAAAGAAATTTATTTATTTGTTCTTTCTGAGTTTCTGGAGCTTCCTGTAATTTTTTATTATATTTATCTCTGAGTTCTATTAATTTTTGTAATGATATTAATTCGTTTTCCCTAGCCTGTTTTAATAGTAGGGCTTCAGTTAAACGTTCTTTTTCTTGATTTATTAAAGATTGGTTTTTATCTACAAAATAAGAAATTCCATCAGCAAGCCCCTTTAACATATCTATTGCATTTTTAAAAGGTGTTGTATCCCCAATAGTATTAACTAAAGAAATCCAACTGCTTTGCATTTGTTTCATTTTTATTGTTGTAGTATTCTGCATAATCTGGAAATCTCTATAAGCTTCCCCAGATGATTTTAAACTAGTTATTTCAGCGGATATAGCTTTTTTATAATTTTGCATTAAAGCTATGAAAGGAGTTAATTGTCTTCTAGAACCAACTTGAGTAGCTAAAGTTATTTTTTGTGATTCATTTAAAGTATCCCATGATAACGCCAAATCATCTATAACATCACTAGCAGATCTAAAAATATGAGTTGTTTCCATAACAGCTTTACCAGTTGCGGTTTGATAAATAGGAACTTTAGCGGTAATCTGAATAGTTTCTTTAGCTACTGTCAACAAGCGAGAATAAATCATTTGTAAAGCGTTAGCAGCTTGGGATCCAGTTTTTCTTGTAACTTCTATTATAGCTGTAACATGTCCAAGAAATTTATCATATGAAATTCCCAATGCAGATGCAGAAGCTCCCGCTGTTTTAGTAGCCTCCGCCAAATCTTTTGAAGTTACAGCAAATTCTTTTTGAACTGCTTGCCATTTATCTACAATAGACAAACTACTGCTTATATGTAGATTATAAGCTTTAGTAGCTGCGGTTAAATCTTCACTAACTTCCACTATACTTTTACCAAGAATAACTGAAGCTATCATACTATTTCTAGTCATATTTATAGTTTCATTTATAGTAAGACCCTGTTGAGCAAATATTTTTGCCGCATTTAATGCTTCAGTTGCAGAAACACCAAACATTTTACTCATAGTTAATAAAGAAGAACCTAAATTTTTATATTCTTCCTCCGTACCTTTTCCAACTATTCTAATTTGAGCCATTGCTGTTTCAAATTCTATTAAAAATTTAACACTGCCAGAAATACCATTTATTAAACCCATAAAAACACTTCTAAGAGCCATCCAGATAGGAATAACCGCAATAGCTCTCATTGCAAGTTTAGATTGTGTAGCTAATAAAGAACCATGACTTTTATCTAATTTATTTACATCTAATACTGATTTTTGATAAGTTAACTGTAAGTTAGTTAGAGCTTTTCTATAAGAACCAACTGTCATACTGCCACTAGCAAAATTTTTCTGTATGTTAGCTAAAGAAGCTTCATAAGATTTGCCTATTTGTGCTGATACCTGACCTTCAGCAGTTGCTTTAGTTATATAACCATATCTTCCAGAAGGCTGATAACCCATATAACTAGTTGAAGCAGTTTGAACAGTACTGCCTCTATGAAAAGCCTTAACTCCAAGAGCTTCTCGTGCTTGTGCTTGGAATCTACCTAAATCAGCTCTAGCCTGTTCTAATCCTTTATTTTTATATTCAGTGACAAAATTAATTACATAATTTAATTGTTCAGTATTTGCTGGCATTTTACTTCTTCTTTTGGTTCATTTTAGATTTAAAAATCCATTTACTCCCACCTATAACTTCTCTATCATTCTTTATATTGGTTTTTGGACTAATATTCTTTTCTTTTTTAGTTTTGTATAACATGTATGCATCTGTATAGATGTCGTTATCCAAAACAATTTCATCTACATCTCCTAAAGCTATATCTAATAATACCGCAGAATAATAATTCAAAAATCTAAGAAATGACATCTGTATATCAGTAAAGTTTCTGTCATTATCAAAAATCCTAATTGAAGGCATGTCTTTAGATAGAGAATAAATATTCTGAAAGTAGTTTGATTTTGAAAGTAATCTTAAATATTTATAAACGTCATTTAACATTGTGGAGTTTACTCCAGCGACGACATAAGCGTTGTGTAATATGAGATTCTATTAGCTATTTTATCTTTATCATTTTCAAATTCTTCCCAAGAATTCCAAATTCTAACCCAATTCTCTCCTTCTTTCTTTTCACCAATCAAATACGTAAGATAGGAGTAAGTATGTATCATAACCTGTTGTTCTATTGATGCTTCCAAGTATTTGGTTTTTTCTATAGATAAGTCTTGAATTTCTTCATTTAGACTCTGGATTTCTTTTTTGAAAGTTTCTAAATCAGGTATTGGGGCTTTATTTTTAATAGCTTCCCCCAACCTAAACATTAAATCATCTCTACTATTCATTTTTTCTCTAATTTTCTTAGTCATTCCATCAATATCTATACCTCTCTTTAGATACAGTTCTTTTAAGTCTTTTTCAAGAACAAATTTATCATTTCTAAGAAGTTCGGTAAACTTCTCTATTTTCTTCTCATAGGTTTCTTTCTTTTGTTTAGCATCTGGTTTTTTAACTCTATAAGTTATACCATTTTCCTCAAAAATCTTTTCATTACTTTTAATTAGTTCTTCTACTTCACCAATATTAAGTATTTCAGTAATCTTATCTTTTACTTCTTTGATTTCTAATTCTTTTTTCTGTTCTTCAGTTAAATTCTCCATATTAAGACTTCTCCTTATTTTGTGGTTTGTTAAAATGAAAAAAGGACATTTCCATCCCTTCACTGTAGGACTTAAATATTTCCATAAGATCCCTTGAGTTCTCATATATAAGTTCTTTTAATTCTTTTTTTAGAAGTTCTTTGTCGTCAAATAAGTCAAAACGCTTGAGCATTTTTCCTGACAATTTGGATGCAAAAAATGGAAGGACTTGTAGTGCGTAGTTTACGAATAGTTCTTTTTCTGTGAGGATCTTATTTGTGTCCATATTTTTTCCTTATTTTTGTGGAGGGGAAAGTTTTTAGGCAATCCCCTCCGTTTATTAATTAAATCTTACTTAACTAAAATTAAGCGTCTATAGTAGCAGAAGAATTACTTATCGTTAAATTATCCGATTCTAATGTTACATTACGTTGGCTATATGCATTTAATGGCACAGAAGCATCAAAAGAAGTTGGAGCCAAACCTGTAACTTTATAACCAATGTTAAAACTAGTTTTAGCAGAATTACCAAAAAGTTTTACTCTTAAAGTAGTATTATCAGTATATTCACGAATACTTAATTTACCATAACCAGCAGCTTTACCTCTCAAAACTTCTTCAACAGTATAAGCTTCCAAAATCCTACCCAAAGTAACTCTAACAGTTTTATCATTTACACCTCTTTGCACAACTTCTTTATTACCAATTTCATAATAATCACTTCTATCAAAAGACACGTCTATTGCAACACTTTGCAATCTATATACATAATTATTAGCGGAAACATAAAGATATATACTTGCATTTTCAGCAACTAAAGTAGCGGCGTCTGTATCGTTGTTTGTGAATGGAGTTAGTCCAGTCATATAAGCCCCAGCAGAATAATAAACTTTATAAATATCTGTAGCGGCAGAAGCATAAACAGTTAAAGTTCCAGCAGAATAAGTATAAGTATCAGAACCAGAAGTGGGTTGAACTGAAGAATAAGTTAATTCCGTAGTAGTTCCATCAGCAATTACTCTCAAAACTCTAAACAAATATTGTCCAGAATTATCTGGGTCTGCAACTGGCGTAGGATTTTCTATTGTAACTGTTTGAACTCCAGAACCAGAAACAGTGCCTCTTTTATAATTAAAATATTTATTATCGCCCTGAAGAACAATTTCATCTTCACCTATAAAACTAAAATTTCTCTCAATATTAGCTTGGGTATCTCCAATATTTATACCAAAACCAGAAGTTCTTAATTTTGGATACCAAACACTACCAAGAAAAGTTCCACTATCATTAGTTTTATAACCAACTATATCAATCATTGAGGTTTTAAAATCATTCAAATCAATACTTGTTTCGTTATCACTAACATTAGCAACTTTTCTCCAAAAGTTTAAAGTACCATATTCTAATTGTCTAGCGGTTACAGTAGTAGAAGGAATTCTTTGTCTCCAATCTACAATTCCATCTCTGCCGACTTCTCTTATTTTTTCCCTATTTGATGTTGGTGTTGCTGTGAGATCCTGAAGTCTATCAATTTGTGCAGGAGCAATATCTCCATTAAATGGATAAACGGAAAGTTCGAAGTTACTCGTGTGAATCATTTTTTATACGACCTCCTAAGTCGTTGAGTATTTTTAGCCTTTATCTCTCCATAGATAAAAACTACTCAATTATTTTGTTAATTTATGAACTAAAAGATTCTTTAAACCTCTTAGCCATAGTTAGTATCTCAATAGAAAAAACCTTAGCCATTTCATTTAAATAATACATTGGTGTAAATGTTCGTGGTTTGATATAATAGGTTCTATCGCTACCATATTTACCTCTTCTAGCACTGTAAGGTGAATGATGAAAAGCTTCTCCCCTAATACCACTATTAGGTCCTTTTCCTCTACCAAAATAACCTACTGTTGGTGGTGGAAGAAATCTGCCACCGTTATACTTAGAACCGTAATTGAGAACATACCAATAACCACAGTAAGTATTTAAAAATCTTTTTTCTCCAATTCCTAATTTATAACCTTCGTTAGTTTTAATTATATTAGTACTTTTTTCAAAACAATTGTATAAATTATTCTTTAATGTAAATCTAAATCCTTCTTTTTTACCAAACATAGTATGTTCTTCAGCTTTTCTTTGTCTATGATTATTTATATACATCTGCAAATGTTTCAAAACCTTTTTTTCTAAAGCCGTTAGACTAACATTATTTGGTAGTTTCGCTTCAATAGTTTTAATAAATTTCTCTATACTTCTACCACGTTTTTCAGTAACTTTAATACGAAAATCCAAACGTCCAGCTGGCATAGGATAAGTTACGGACATTAATCTTTCCTCATATTCACAGAAACGTGGAATCTATGCTGATCCCATTTATCTGCGTCTTCACCAAAGTCTAGTGCAGTATTACTTAAATAGTCTTTTACGTGTAACCTACCATTAGCTACTTTAGTTAAGGTTTCGGGTGCCCCACTCGTTTGGCTAAAATCATAATAAACGCATCCGTCTTTTAATTTATCCATAATAAAATAAGCTAAATCATTTTTTTGCCCTTCCGAATTAGCGAAAATGTCTATAACTATATTATAATCATATAACAAAGTATTACTACCAACTTCTAGTCTAGTTGGGGGGAATTCCCTCAATCTAACACACACTACAGGTAGAGTAGTTTTATAAGCTTGAGTAAATGATTTAATTGTTGTAACATTTGACCAACTACTATTAATAGATTCTTTGATATAATCTATTACTGATAATTCTACACATCTAGCTGGTTGAAAGTACATTTATTCGTTTTTCCTTAATACCACTCTTAGTAATCTGAATGGTCTTTTTGTTATTAAAGCACGCTTACCCGTAGCTTCTCTAAAAATACTGTAGTCTTTACTATCTATTACTATTCTATTACAATTTCTAAAATAATCTTCGTACTTATCTTCCACCAAAATTTCCACCAAACCCTGTTCACTAAGTCCATACTGCTTATATATTAATTTGGTGCTATCCACTTCACGTACATATCCACGTATTGTATGAGAATTCAAATTAGTATATGTGTAATTTTGTTCCTCTGAATCAAAATCTTCACCAATTTGTTTTTGTGCAAAATAAACGTTTATTTTTGTTGCAATATAGCTATGGCTTAATAAATCACTTATAAATTTATTTTTTTTATGAATATTAATCATAAATTAAACTCCAAGTTTGTTTTTTAAGTTTATAATGGCATTTTTTACATAGTGTTTGACCATTATTTATATCCCAAAAAGATTTGTATGTAATAGCAAGTCTTATAAGAGTTTCTTTGTCTTCAAGAGGCGAAAACTGTGAATAACTTTGTAAAAAATTGTCTAGTAATTTAGCAAATGGAATCTTATGATGACACTCTAAATTACCACCTTTAGCATCACCACATTCTTGGCAAGTGTAGTTATCTCTTTTATAAACTTGGTTTCTCCATTGTTTAAATTCATTTAAGGTTTTTATTAGTTGACCTAAAGAAGTCTTCCAATTTTTAAAATTTGGATTTAATTCGCCATTTCTCTTAATCCCAAACATAGGATTTTTTTCTCCATCATATTCACCTCTATGAGCTTTGCAAGCACAACATTGACAGTTTGGCTTATGAATAGTGATTCTTATTTTAGCATTATAAATATTACTACATTTAACACACCTTTTAGACATATACCCAACTTCTTTTCCACAGTTTACACAGTAATGTTTTTTTAATGTTTCTCCGTGTTTTAAAGAACTAATTTTTCTTGCACAACTATTACACCTTTTATGTCTATAATAATAAGCATTTCTAGATAATTGTTTTCCACAATCCATACAATAAATTATTTTACTTTTTTTGTGTATATTAAGCATATTTTGACTTTGTGATACTCTATTTTCAATTATTTCTATTTATAAGTAACTTTCTACACTTACAGTATAATCGTTGAACCTTGGGGCTTCTGTGTTAAAAAAATGACTACTTTATAAGAAGAAGGAGTCTTGTTCCAGCAGAAATTCCGCCACGACCAAATTCTTCAAGAGTTGCCTTTCCAGTTCTTTCACTTATCCACATCATTAATAAACCACTAAATAAAGCATTAATTAAAACATTATACCAAGCAATTCCGGCAAAAATGAATGGGAAAAATGATAGACCTACAAAAAAACCATGCAAAAACCAATTTTCCCAGTATTCTGATTCATCACCACGCCACAGTTTAGTTAATTTATCCCAGTAAGTGCTTAAAGTTCCCCCCATTAATCCATATGACGGTATACTTAATAAGTATCCATAGTTAGAATCTGGTTTCCACCAAGTAAATAGTATAATCAAAGAAAATGCTGGTAAAACCCAATCTCTAATCCAAGATTGCCTTAGAAACAACGGTATCCATTTTTCTTCTTTTTTTTCTTCTTCTGTGATAGAACCAAGACCGCCACAACGATAAAAAAACCCACTTAAACTTATACTGAGTAGCGTTAAAAGAATCTTAATAAACATTATTTACCAACTTTAAAATCAAGAAACAATAATTTAATATGAACCCCAGCATATTTAAATTTTTCTAGTAAATTATTAATCGTGCCCACACTACCATATGTTGGGTGATCGGTTAAGGCCTGGCTATAACCTTTTTTATATCCTTCATTATATAAGTTTAGTTTAAAAGCATTAAATTTCATTAAAATAACTACTATAACTAATCCCACTAAGAATACACTCCAAAATCTTCGTATGGCGTGCCATACAATGTTTAGAATTGGTAATCCGTATTTAGATAAAATTGGTAATAGCCAAGCAATCATGTTATTCCTCTTATTTTTTTACTTTCCAAATTAGAGTAGAACCAGTAGAATACAAATATCCTACAACAGCCAAAATTGCAATTACAACTCCAACATAAAATCCTCCATTAAACAGAGTTAATTTTAATAAACTAATCATATTTCTCCTATTAAGGTATTAAGTTTAAATAATTAAGAATCTTCTCTTTATTTGCACCAATCCAAGTATAAATTGATTCCACGACCGCTCTTATCTTTGTAACTATAACTTTAAAAGTAGCATTAGGAATTATCGGATATAAAACATCTACAACCAATGTTATAAGTTCTTTAATAAACTTCACCACAGATTCAGCTATACCCAATATAGTTGGAACAAACACCAATATTCTACTTTTAAGAAAATTTAATATTTTGGTTATCATCTATTTCTCCTTTTTTGAAGCTTTTTCTAATAATTCTTTAACGTCATTAATGTCTTTAATCAATATCTCTTTAATCGGTAATACTTTTGAATTCAACATTAAAAGTAGTTTACTGTGATTATCAAGTATGTTAGTTATCTCTCTAAATTTATTCATTAAAAATGTCACTAAGTTTATGCGTCGGTTGACTCTCAAATACCGTGAAACAGTTTAAACATTCGCAAGTAACTTTATCAACTTCTGTTTTTATACATTTAACGTTCTTGCTTTTACATTTGGGGCATGGTAAATACATAAATTATTTTTTCTTTTTATTTATTTTAGAATACTGTTTAACTTTCAAATATAATAAATAAAATCCAGATAAAACACCTATTCCTTGAATTAATCTTAATAAACTAACAAAAACTAAGGAAAGCCCGTAAAAATCTACTGTTGTATTAAATAGAGATAAAAGCATTCTAGAAAAAAGAGCAATAGTAAATAATATAACCACCCATCCATCATTTAAAATTTTAGATGTTTTTCTTAAATACCAAAAAGCTCCCATAAAACATAAAACATTAAATATTGCAGTAATAAAATTTATATCCATTAATTATTTTCCTATTTTTTCTGAAATTTTTTCCGATTCTTTTTGAATCGTTATCTGATTTTTAAGTATTTCTTTGTGTTCTTCTCTTTGATATTTATGAGCTTCATTATTTTGTTCGCACATATTTCTTAATTCCATCGACTGTTCTTGTATTCTAGATGAAAAAGACTGTATTAAAGTTTGCCACGCTTGTCTTTCTTCTTTTGAATCTGTCATAACTCTATCATGTAATTTAGTCATCCATTTTAATAAGAAAAATAAAGCCCCAAATATTACTCCAGCAATACCCAATTGAGTTATGAGTGGAAAATCCATAAAAATCCCTTCTAGTTTAATTTTTTAATAAATTCTAGTCTATGTCTACTAAAGTAAAGGTTGTTTGTTCTGTAGCTGTATAACTTCCATACACAGCTTTAATAGTAACTTTGTATAATCCATCTGTATCACTTGAAACACTTTGATATACATATTCATAAATATTTGCCGCCACTTGAGTCATAGCAACATAATCAACTTTAACAATATCAGATGGATCTTCAATTTCTATAGTAACGTTATCTGGATTATCTCTATCTAATCTAGTTTGAATTTTAACTGCGGTTGTAATGTAAAAAGTTTTAATAGCCACTATTATCTCACTTTAATTTTCTGTTTTGAATAATCTTTTAATATAATTTTCTGTTTTGAATAATCTTTTAATATAATTTTCTGTTTTGAATAATCTTTTAATATAATAGCAATTATTTTACCAAAACCATAGGTAGTTATTTTATTAATATTTAATACAGAACTAATTAAAGATAATAATTCTGCTGTAACTGTTGCATCTAATTTTGCCGATACAATTGCATCTAAAGAATTAACAGTTAAATTCAACAAATCCATTAATATCTTTATTTCCCCCGTTATACTAACATCCAAAACAGAACTGTTTAATTCTGAAGGAGAAATAGAAATAATCACACCATTACCAGTAGATACAGTATTATTTAGAGTTTCTAGATCTAGTTTTTCAGTAGAAGGTAAAACTAAAGCATCACCAAAAGTATTAATTTCATATAAAGAAGCAGTTAACTCCGATGTTATTAATACTACAGTAGTATTAACTATTGCAGAGGGAATCGGAGATAAAATCGAAAGTAAGGTTTCTAAACTTGTTAAAGAAACATTAACATTTGTAATTGAAGAAGCTATAGCATCTAATGGGGTTAAGGAAGCATTTAATAAATTTATTGGTATTGAAATGTTAACTGAAGTTATAACTGACCCACTTAAAATATTACTTACTAAATCAAGTAAAGTAGTGGAAACTGAAATAGAGGAAGTGGTTGTTAAACTTGGGGATAAATCATTTAATATTAAATTTAAAACATTTACAATAGCAGTAGTACTGGTATCAGAAGATGCTATTGCTGATAAAGTTTCAGATAATAAAGCAACTGTTTCTAAAGATAAAGAAACATTAGCCGAGGCTAAAACTGAATTACTTAAAATGCTATTAAGTAAATTTATTAAATCTACTGAAACAGTACTACCAGTAGACAGAGTAGAAGATAAGTTATTTAATAATATTTCTACAACTTCAGGAATAAAAGTTACATTGGTAGCAGATGATGTTGTTGCTTCTAAAATTTGAGATAATAAATCAATAACTTCTAAAGAAATTAATATATTTTTATCCGATGTAGTAGTATTAGACAATATATTACTTAAAATATCTAACAAATTTTGTGGTATAGAAACATTAGTTGCTGCCGTTGCCTGCCAATTCGTAGCATTATCCGCACTTCCGTTAGCCCCGTAGTAAAAAGTGTTTTCTTGTGTGGCGGTGATGTCTATTACATTAAGATAATCACATTCATTCGTTCCACCGTTAGCGTCAGAGATTGTAGCGATAGAGTCGGCGGTTGTTGATTGCAGGGTTATTTCGTTTCCTGCTGTGCCTGTGGCTACTAAAGAGTTGACGGTTGTGGTTGTGCCGGAGGTGAATTTTACTGTCTTGGGGGCGTTGATGGTGAAGGTGTCAAACGCATTAGAACCCCCAAAGGTTACTATTTGTGTTCCACCCCCACTAATTGTTATGTTTTTATTAAAATCTAAGCCTCCACCGCTTATTGAATAATTATTATTATCTGTTGCCGTAAAATTCATATTTCCCGAAGTGGAAGAAAAAGTTAAATTGGTAGCATTTATTACTAAAGTATTGCCACCGCCATTGTTCCAGAAAGACCAATCTCCAGTTCCCATATCTAATGTTCTTATTGAAGTCAAGTTATTCGTATACGACCGCACGCTTACATTGTATGAATTAGAGTCAAAATTTCCTGCATTACAAGTAAAGTTAAATGATGCAAAATTTCCTGTGCAATTTATAGTTCCACCTATCATATCTTGGGTTGTCGTATAAGGTGATTTTCCGTTCAAATTAAAGTTAAAAGTGCCTCTACCTTGATATGAAGTGCCAACATAATTATGAGTAAATGTATTAACGCTACTAAAATCTAATCCCTGAAAAGCAGACCAACTTACAGATGTGCTTAAATTAAATGAACTTGCTCCAGTAGTATCTATTCCACCCACTCTTGGTATATCTATTGCTATCGTCGTCGCTGCGTCTATACTATCCCCATTGATATAGCAAGTATCTTGTGGAAGAGGGCAACGGGTCGAAGCCATCTGCGTTCCACCGCCGTTAGTCGCTGTATACCAGTAAGTATAATCAGAGAAGTTTTGAGTGCCGGAGCCGTTCCAATACCAGTCATCGGCGGTGGTGAAGGTTATGCCTGTATTCCCTCCGCAGTCGCCTGAACCGCCTGTGATGGCGGATAAATCCCAAGAAGCCGACCCTGCTCCTGTAATATCCCTAAAGTCCACATTGGAAGCGGTTACTGTGCCGTTACAGGTGATTGTGCGAGCTGTGCCGAGGGAAGAAGAATAAACTAAAAGGCGGTTAACGCCTGAATTGCCATTGATAGTTAAATTATTAGAAACAGTAATATTTGAATCGCCGAAGTAAAAGGTATGTGTTTTTACTGCACTGCCAGTTATGGTTACATCATAAAGGGTTAATGCACTTGCTGAACTTATACTTGCTCCTGAACCAGTAAAGGTAATTCCGTTTGTTCCGGCGGCTATTGTGCTACCTGCGTGCTGTTGACTAATCGAGCCCGAAATCGTAAGGTCGTCCCCCAAAGTAAATGTTTTACCAGTTACATTAAAATATAAAACTAACTGTGTCGGAACAACAATCCCATTAGAAGTAAAGGTGCAGTTATCTCTTATCCTTATGCCAGTTGTTCCGCCTCCAGTAGCAAAGGTCATTCCGGAGCCAAGAGTAACATTTCCTTTTACATTTAAATATTTCCCATAATTGATAGTAAATGTTCCTGTATAATTAGTAAAATCCAAGCTTCCAAGTTCTGCGGAGTCAGCGTTTAGCTCACAATTACCAGTTGAAGCGGGAAATATTACAACATCATTGACAGCAGGCACAGTTCCAGTATCCCAATTATCTGCGTCGTTCCAATAGGTTGGATTGGTTAGGTCATCGCCTTGCCAAGTAATTGTTGCCATTATTTAATTACCTCTTTAACAGTCTTTAATGTAATCTCTGCTTTTTGTGTTTGAAGTTGCTCTAATTCCTGCTGTTTATCGGCAATCATTCTATCGTAGTCCTCAACTTTTGGCGGTGTATAAATTGGCGGATTTTTAAAGGCATAGTGTTGTTTGTCTGCATAATTTTGCTTATCTTGCATAACTTTTTGTGAAGTACCAATTTTCTTGAATATACCAATTATTACATCTTTAGCCGTATTTATGTCTTTAAGTGCATCCACATCTTCTTGTGTAATAATTAACTCGTCCCTTAATTCTTCCAGTGTGTAGCTATTATTTCCGTTATACTCTCTCATCGCCCCGCAAGACTGATTAAAAGACTTTCCACAGGAGCAGGTGTGGACATAAGAATCCCCACCTTCCATATTCCTGTCCTCAAATTCCTCTTTCTTGCAAAAGGGGCAAATCCATAAGACTTTCTTAAATTGTATTTGAATTTTTATTCGTTCATATGCCATAGTTAGTTTTTAGAATTAATTAACTTAATGTAATAATACCACTTGCATTCCATTGTACAGTAAAGTTACCATTAGAACTAGAATAATCAGAACCAAAATCAAAACATGCTATTAAATTAGTTCCTTGTGTAACATCATATAAAACAGCATATTTAGCAGTAATAGTTGAACTCGACCAAGTTACATCATCTGCATCAAAAACTGCTTTATTATTAACATTGTCCTGAGTTACTACTAGATTACTAATTATTGCTCCTCCGGTAGTATATCCTGCTCCAGAAGCTTCATTTGCTGAAATCTCTCCCCACTCGTTGTGATCAGTATCAAAACTATGTGCATTTGTTAATAAAGCACATTTAATAGTATCAACACCATCCCCAGATACTTCATCTAAATCAGCTTTCGCTACCATTAGGTTATACTTAAAACGATTATATATTCCCGAACTCATGATTTTCTCCTTTAATACTTCTTTTCAAACATTCTACTGATTTTTTAATAATAACGAATTATCTCTAAAATATCCTATAGTTTTAAATTTACATCTGATAACTTTTTTCAACCATATTAAGAATTCTCTTTGTTAAATTTATTTATTAAAGAAAGTGATGGAGCATGAACAACTACATCTTTACTACCATCTTCTCTTATTATTTCTTCCACTGTTGGATAAATAACTAAAGTTTTTTTCCCATTTATCATTTTATATTCTGCTTTAAATTTAGACATTTATTCTCCTATCACTTCACCCAATCCTCTATTGTCTACTTTAAAGGACGATATTAGTTTTTTAATTTTTATATCCACTGGATCATTTTTGGGAAAATTTATTGTTATATCAGGCAGTCTCAAAGTATCCATTGGTTTTTCTATTAATACAGCTGTAACCGCCGCTACTAAATTTTCTTCTCTATCTTCTAAATCAGGATAAATTGCATCATCGGCACTATCATATTCAAACTCCCCATAATTATTTATGGTTAAATAAATTAAAGTTGATTGTATATATTGTAATAATTCTGAATCTGAATAATTAGGATAATAAGTATAGTCTACTTGTATAATATCTCCTGAAGTTAAAGAGGAAGTTATAGTTACTTTATTAGTAGTAGAACTATAAGAATATACTACTCCGATTGTGGAATCATTATTATATACAGTTGTAATAGAAATAACATTAGATTCACTTAAAGTAAAAACAGAACTAGAACCATAAGTAAATATATCTGAAGTTGAGGAAGAAAAATCTCCTAACATTTGTCTTATTCTAGTTTTTATAGTAGTTACTGACATTAAATTTCCTTATTTTTTCTTATTGTTATTTTTTTGTATTTAGAATACATCATAAGTATTTCCGAGTTATTAAATTTTTCTGATTCTAAATATTCAAATTTTTTGTTTCTTAAAATATATAAAAAGTTTGAACTCTTCCTAACTTTAATAAACAAATCTTTTTTAGTATTCCAAATATTAACCACTAATAATTTTTCAAATATATTACTATTAATAGCATTTATTTTTAAATATTCTTTAATAGTATTATTATCATTAAACTTCCAAATTCCACTTACACCTAAAACATCTCCTTTATCTTCAATAATTCTAACATCTTTGCTTTGCTTTAAAAACAGTTTCAAAGTCTTTTCATCATTAATAAGTTTCCTGCGACCATCTTTTATAACATAAAAATCGGAATCAATGTTATTTTTTATAAAATAAGCAAGACCAAACTTATGTTTATTCCTATAATCTTCTACCATTTAATACTTTCAGTTTAAGGTTAGTAAAATAATCAATCCAATAATTACGATTATAATTAGTTCTTCTATGACAATGTAAACACAAAGTTATTAAATTCTCTTCTATGCACTTCTTCTTATCATAGTCTATGTGGTGAACTTCTAAATCTTTACCGTAAACTATTAGATTTTCTTCTTCTGTCATGCCACAAAGTTGGCAGGTATAATTATCTCTTTGTCGAATGAATTCTTTTAATTTCTCAGTCCATTCTTCCGAATAAGCTCGTTTTCCTTCGTAGGGAATACCACTTCCACCACGTTGTAAACTAAACAGTTTTTTAGTTTCTTCTTCATGATGTTTATTATGAAACCCGTTTTTAGAACCAGAACAATCAAAGTGAGTTTTTGAAAAAGTTTCTGCACCCTTTAATACTCTTTTGTCTGTTTCTTTTGTGAGACCTAAATTCCAAGGAATTTTACCTTTATTGGCTTTACTGATTTTATTCTTATGATTATCAGAACAAGGAATATTCTTATTCCAAGGAACATGTTTTTTTATGGAAATATTTAAATCTTTTAATCGTTTCCAAATTGTAACTGATCCACATTTTAAAATCTTAGCTATTTCATGTATTGATTTATTTTGTATAATATATAAATTATAAAGAACTTCTTTAGAAATATTTTTTCTACTTTTCATTTTATTCTCCTATACAGAATACATTTGGGGAACTATTTGTTAGTATAGGTAACAAAAGAAGATTACTCTCTTTTCATTCCCTCAAATGATATTTATATCAACTCAAAAAAGTTATAACTTGTTTAGTGTTAAGCCCTTATGAATCGACTCACGGCGTAAGGATTTACACAAGCAGCAACTATATTTTCGTACCCAGTAAGACCAACAGCCAAATATCTAGTACCAGAAGAACCAGCAGTAGTAATCGGATTTGGAGAAGCAAAAACTAATCTTTGAGGTTTAGTACCATCTTGTTTCAAAGCAGCGCCTAACAAATCAATATCATTTAATTTCTTACGAACAAATAACATAGGTTTGCCAACAGTAGTAGAAGTACCAACTAAATAAGCAGTATTGGAAGTAAGTGGTCTCGCAGCTGTAGCACCATCAATACTTAAATCCCCATGACCCATACGAATCTTGGTAACACCCAAATCTTTAAATGCATCTAAAATTGATTGATACTTATTATCATTCCAATTCCACAATAACATATCTCTATCAATAGTAGAACCAACAAATAAAGTGTAATTGTCAGCATAATCCACTATATCCTGAAGCATATAAATTAAATTTTGATAATTAAACGTCATAGTAGCAGAAGTTAAAGTGTGTTGAAAACCACTAGTACCTGAAGCGGTAGACATTAAACTAAACATATAAGAATTTTCATACATATCAAGAGCATTATTGATTGTTCTTAACTTACGAGCTAAAGTTGCTTCTTTTGCATTAGCTAAAGCGGGTAGACTAACAGTAAACTCTTTAGTACCTATATCAACAAAAGTAAAAAGAGTAGGAGTATCAGGAGTTACAGCCTCAGTAGTAATTGCACCAGTAGAAGCTAATAAGTAAACTTCATTGGTTGGAGCTAATACATCAAAATAATAAACATATTCATTTGGTTCAGCAGTATCCGTTTCAGCAATTATTGAAACAATATGTGTAAACGGTTTCAAGGGATCTAGGGGTTCACCTATAATCCTTGAAATTTCTAGAGCACTATATTTAGAAACTAAATTTTCCATTATATTTTTCAATCCTCCCAGATTGTATTATTTTATTTTTGAAAAGCTTTATCGTGTATAGATTTTTGTTCTGTAAAAATTGTTTCTTCTTTAACAGTAATTTTTTGCCCGCCTTCAAGTCCTTGAATAGACGAAACTTCAACTTTATTATCTTTAAGAGCTTTCTTAAGCTTTGCATTCTCAAACTTCAGATCATTCATTATATCTTCATCAGTCATAGCTTTATTAAACTCTTCGTCTAACTCTTTTCTACGATTAGCAATAGCAATAGCCTGTTCTGCAACTATTTTAGCATCTAACTGATCTTTTACTGCTTTAGCTTCATTTTTAACTTTTTCTAATTCTAGATTAGAATTTTCAATCTTTAATTTACTATCCTCAACTTCTTTCTTAAGTGAAGCTAGTTCTGTATCTTTAGCCGTCACAGAGGCAGAAACCTCATCAATAAATTTAATAAGCTCCTCAACCGAAGCTTTATTGTATTTAGCTAATAATTCGTTCACTTCCGTGCCTCCTTCTTGGTGACGTTTTAATAAGTCCGTCATTTTTAATTCTTTCGCTCTATTTAAAATCTTTTTAATAACTTCATCACTAGAAACTTCTAATTTTTTAAAAGTTTCTGAAGCTTTATTTAATCTTCCAAGAGCATTTTTTATATTACATTCATCGTGAATTGGATATATTCTAATTTTTTTCTTAGTTTTATCTTTTTTACTTATAACAAAAGTAGATACAGCAAAATGTTCATCCGCAAGTTCCTGCCTTTCTTTGTAAGAAAGTTTTTTAGCTTTTTCAATTACTTTACCATCTTCATCTATAAAATCAGAACCTTCTAATTGATAAGCATAACACATTTCTATTTTTTCTTCCGTATCTTCATAATCTTCAAAAGAAGCTCCCTCTAGTTTTTTGCCTTTTTTAACTATACTTGATGTAGGCATTAAATCATACATATTAATTCCTTGACAAGCTGGACATCTACTTTTAACTTTACTATCTTCAAAATCAATCATTTGAACATCATGCCAACCTTTCATTTTACAAGAAGGACATTCTGTTTCATATAAAATTCTGGCAATTGTTTCGTTATCATAATTAAAACTTAATTTGGCTTCTTCCATTTCTTCTTTACCTTCTTCTTCCATTATTTTTGCAAATTCTAGAACCTTTCCTCTAAATTTACTAAATTCCAGAACTTCCGCATCTGGAAAGGCTGGTTTAGTATTAAATAATAAAGCCCCACCAGCAAATTCACAATCTTTTAAATTATATGTTTTATCATCAATAAACTCTCGGTTGCCCCATGCTTCAAAGGATACGCAGAGGTCTTTACTTTTCATTTTTTCTTTAACAGTATCATAATCTTCTGGGAAATTGCTTTTCCAAAAACATCCATAAGCAATTATATCATCTTCTTCCAAACTGCCTTCTAACCAAAATCCCACAGTGGATTTTCTTAAATGGTCTTTATCTATTGGCTTGCCCGCTAATGTGCCTAGAGCTTTTTTTACTTCTTTTCTAGGTAAAATACATCCATTAAGATTTCTTTCATCAACCATTGCATATTTGCATTTAAAAAAAGCAAAATCATGTTCAGAATACTGCATACCTTTTTTCGATAGAATTTCTTTTAATTTATCTTTTTCTTTTCCTTCTTCAAGAAATTCATAACTTGCGTTAAAAGTCAAATCTTCAAAAAGTATTTTTACATTATCTTTCATTTATTAATCCTTCTTTTGAAATTCTATAATTTTTTTTCTAATTTCGTCTATATTTTTTAATTCCTTCTCCCATATAATTAAAGTATTATATCCATATTTACTATATGTTTCTAAACGTTCTTTATCTCTTTGTTGTGTATTTCTATGCCAATAGTCTCCAAACATTTCTATTATCTTCTTTTGACCATTACAGTTTATAAAGTCAGGATTAAACCTTTCTATCCAAAATCTACCATCCCCCACAAATTTATATTCATTGGGAAACTGTTTATTTAACAAGGTTCTAATTAATTTTTCAGGTTTATTTGGTTTAATTTGTAATCCTTCTTTGCGTCCTTTTTTTACTTTATTAACATAATTATTATCTTTCCACAGAAAACTACTACTATTTTTCATATTATTTTTATAATCTTCTTTTTGTCTAGAAGAATATATTGCTTTTTGATAAGAAACATCATAAAGAAATTTATTTTTTATAGATTTACTTATATTTTTACTCGTTGTATCTTTATAAATTTTATCACTCCATCTTAATTTATTCGAACATGAAGTACAAGAATTAGAATATAATCTAATCATTTTTTCTTTACATATTGGGCATGGTTTTTTTGATTTTTTAGAATAAATTCCATTCCTATACACTAATTTTCTGATAGGTATGTTAAATTTTAAACAGTAAGCATATACTGTACCATAACATACTCCTGTATTTTTGGCAATTTCAAAAAGAGATTTACCATTTTTTCTTTCGTTTAATAAAAATTCTTTAGTAAAATTAAATTTTATCTTATTTGCCATTATTCCTTTACGGAGTTACATATACTAATGCAGTACAGTTAGTTATAGTTGTCACTTCAAAACCAGTAGACTGAAAAGGAACGCAGGGAGGCATACCGCCAAGATTTCCTACATTATTTGCCGAAAATTTAGTATTACCAGCACCATCTTTTATAATTATAGCCCAAGTTGCATTGCTTGGTGTTACCATAATACCACTAACCATAATTTCTGTATTAGGATTTACTAATCCTCCAGTACTATCTACATAAAATGGGTTAACCCTACTATTATTTGCCATATTTCTTTCCTTTATTATTTATTTTTGTAAAATTCAATTTGTTTTAATCTGGCTAAAGCCTCTTTACGAGTTTTGTACGGTCCACCCAAACTTTTTCCAGTTTTTTCTGATAACACATACCATCCATCTTTCTTTTTTGTAATTACCCCACTTTCTAAATCTTCTTCAGAAGCTACGATTGTTTTTATAAAATCAATATCGTCATCAGTTAAAGTTTCAGAACAATGTGGGCATTTGGTTCCCCCCATACAAGATTCTGGAGTTTTTTCATAATCAAATTCTTCATTACATTTTTTACATTTAACTAAACTTATTTCTAAAGTTCCTTTAAAATTTTTAGCCTCCGGTCCTTGTTTTTTAACTGGAATAGAATCTGATTTTTTAAATGGAGTTATGTCAGCTGGTTTGTTTTCAGTATTTTGTATTACTGGTGCATACATAATTTTATCTAAATCTTCTTTAGTTTCTGATTTTCTTCTCTTAACTTCTATGTCTAAATCCACTCCACCAACCACTTCTCCATAAGTTTCTTTTGAAAGAACTCCTCTATCATACATGGAACGTAAATGATCTCTTATACTATCATTTATAAAGTCTCTAATTGGAGAATAATGAAGCTGTATGTTTGCATTTTCGCCAAACAGTTTAGGATGATTTTTAACATTTTTATCTATAATAACTTTCATTACATCTTCTAATAAACTGATAAAATCATTAACTCCACTTTCTACTTCTTTTATAAATGGTCTTGGGTTAAGTATAGCCTCACGTCTTGAACTAGAAGTTCCTTCAATGATTTCAATTAAACCAAGTCCTGACAAGATTCTTTTTTCTACATTTGTATAGAGAGATTGATCTAAAATTCTCTTATACTCTGGAATTAAATGTTCTATCTCAGTATCAAAATTAGAAACATAAGTAGGGGTTCCTTTTTCAGTATTAGATTTAGTTACTATATCCTTAATTTTATTTTTAACTTCCTCTAAGTCTGTAGCACTATAAATAAAATCAGGTAAACCTTTAAGAGCTAGATTTTCCGAACCTTTTTTTAATAACATTAAATATTCTAAAGCTTTACCAACAATTCTTTCAGATTTTTTATTAATTAATTCATAATTTTTAAGATTTCTATAAAGTCCTCTACGAATTAAAAATGGAATTGGATATAAACTTGACCAATTTTCATAAGGTTTTTGAATAAAAATTAGTTCATTATTTGTAGCTGGGAGAAGTTTATCATCTTTTTCTTGGTTGTTTATTTTTAGATAATATTTTTCTTCTCCAATTATTCTTGATTCTCCACCATTTTCAACTCTAATATTAATCCCATCAATAAACCACATTTTAGTTGGGAGATTAAAAGTACTTCCACCAATTTCAATATTGTTCCATTCACTTCTTAAAAGTAATAAAGATGAATTTTTCCATCTTTCTTTATAATTTTCTTTAGAAAGAGCTTTTACCCCTACTGGAATTTTACCAATCAAAGAATAATTAATTTTATTAAACCATTCATTAATAAATGAAGTTAAATTCTCATTATTAGATTCTATAGTAAAATCTACAGAAGCAGAATTAACTGCAAAATCAAGTATAGAATTAACAACACCAGAAATATCACTAGATAAAACACTTTTTACTTCTAACACTTGTTCTTTAAAAAGAGTTGGGACTTTTATTTCATCATTACTAGATAATGAAATCATATTCCAAAGCCATGCAAGTGTTGAATTAAATACTGTTCTACTGTCTTTTGACATTTTTTTCTATTTTTATATTCCTATTTTTGAAAATTCTTTTTTAATTATTTTTGGGGTATTTACAAATTCATTTTGCCATTGTGAAATAGCAAATACTCTCCAAGCTGCAAGTAAGTGATCTTCTTGACATATTGCTTGGTAAGTAGTTCTATTTCCAGACTGAATTGCAACTATAGAGTTAAGTTGTTGGTCTAATTTAAAATCGTTAGCTGGGATTTCAACCCTTCCAGGTTCATACAATAAGTCTTTTAACCTTTTAATAGACCACGCTTCAACATACTCTTCTTTATAAACCATTTTACCATCTTCAAAAATAATATTACCATTATTATCTTTTTCTACTTCTACTGGTATCTTTTCTGCAAAGTGAACCCAACTCAAATGCTCTTTAGGTATTATTTCTTCTAAAGAACGAAAAATAGCTCTGGAAGTTCCCTCAGTGGTATCTAGTCCAATAAAATTTGCTTCTAATAAAAAAGCTAAATACTTGAATATTTTAAACTGTTCTTTATCTATTAAATTGTGTAATGTTATATTATGTGTATATTTAAAACACTTATCCACTTCTTGCAAAACTATTATTTCTGTAGGTGCTGATTCACCAATATCTGCAGCAATATAAAGATAGTCTGCATTTTTAATTCTCTCTAAAATTAAAATACTTTCAAAGTTATAAAACTTATCTTTATCTATTTCAAATGTTTTGAGTATTTTTTTAGGATTATAGTTATTTCTAACTCTATCCATATCCATAACACTTACAGCATCTTCTATTACTTCTCCCAAAACAAATACTTTATAACTTGCGGAATCTTCTCCGCCCCTTTCTTTAATTGCTTTCTCTTTTTCTTTTTCATCCCACTTAGGGCTTACAAATTGTGGATAATTAACTATAAGATTCTTATTGGCTAAATCATAAAAGGTTTTACCAGCAGGTTTATATCTAGTAAAATCTGTCATGCCCGATGTGCGTAAAACACATCCATTTTCAGATACAGCATCCAATCTCTTATCATATACTTCTTGGATTTCTTGTGATGCTTCTTCAATATACAATCTATTAAAATGTTGCTGATAAAATCCAGAACCAGGAGTAGAGCCCTGCAAATTCATGTTTATGCCAAGCACCCTACTGCCGTTTTTCTTTAAGTATATATAATAAGGGTTTCTTTTTACTCTTGAATCAAACACCTTTAAAAATGGATGATTTTCAAATGCTTGTATCTCAACTTCCATAATGCTTTCAATATGTCTTGCATCATAAGAAGTGAAACCAATGTTTTCTCCATTATTAAGTATCATATCAAGAATTAAATCTATTTGTTCTGTTACAAGTGTTTTTCCATAACGCCTAGCACCAAAACTTATTACTGAACCACTTCTTTCTCTTAATTTAAAGTTTAATTTTTTGTTTTCATCAAAAAGAGGACTTAAATTATGTTGTTCAGAATCTACTAAATACTCAAAAGAAAGCATTGGGTACTGGTACAATCTTACGTGGCTAAATTTATCTTCTTCAAATCTTGCTAGATTACAATTCTCTAAATCACTAAAAAGACATTCTGTTAAACATACTGGATTGTATAAACATTCAACAGCAGACAACTCTTCTTCTGTGATTTTTTCTAACATTTTTTAAGAAGTTTCCACTTTTCCACTAACCAATTCACAAAATCTGGGCTAGTGCCAAGTATTAGAGACACATCTTCTTTAGTTATTTTGCCTTCTTGATAAAGTTTTACTAAGTGTTGGTTGCCAAAGATGGGATCTGAAAAATAACTATGTTTTTGTGCTTCCCAAGCATCTGTCCTTATTCTAAGCATAATCATCTTAGAACATTCTGGGCAACGTAAACTACGTGTTGCCTGATTTTGCTCACGCCAAATCTTAGCTTTTTTTAAGAGTATTTCAAATGCTTTAAAAGCATCATTCTTTTCACTTTGAGAATCACTAGTAAGCCCAAGTGAAGTCTTAAGTTCTCTTATTTTGTCTAAATTTTTATGGATTGCATCTAGGATTTGTAGAGGTACTGAACCATTTTCTTTTTGAAATAGATCGGCTGAGGTTTGTAATCTCATTTTCTGAAACACTTCTAAGTATATTAGATCTTTAAGCAGTGCTTTATCAGATATATTATCTAAACTGAAGTCTTCCAAGTACTTATCTAGTAAAGCTCTTCCCATTCTCCTCTCTTTAACATCGGAGAATTGGGACTCTATATTCATTAATTCAGCCGCAGCCACTCTTTCTTCTTTCTGAGTAGTCTTATCTGCTTGTTGCTTTACATGTGCTTCTATTTCCACTTCACTCTTATTTCTATATTGTGGTAAATTTTTAAGCTTCGCCACCCTGCCTGCTACTTCTTCTTTATTCATTATTAGTTAGTATTTAGTATTTTAAGATAAAAAGATCCTCACCACTCCCCACACACCCTCCCATAATGACATATATACATAAAGTGTCATTTTATACAACCATTATTTTTAAAAACCTCACATTTAATCTTATTTATTATTTCTTTTTCTAATCATTTTATAAATCACTTGATAATAATTAACATAAATAAAGTATAATAAGAAATAAAGAACAGTAATAGTTACTTTTCACCATAAATAAATGAATAAGAATATTAATGTAACATATTGAAACTATTGAAGTTAGATATAAAATAAGTAATAAAGAATCGCAAATGTGTATATAGAAACAATCGTAAATGTGTATAGTCGGTATCTTCTCCTACCCCTCTATCTATTTTTGCGAAATACTACCCGCCCTATTCTACCTGTTTATCGACGAGGATTTAAGTATTAGGTTTTTTGATATTTTTTAATCGCCGGATAAACTACCTAGCTTAAAGCACTCAAGTAATAAGAGAATTTAACTTGACGGATTGCAGAATTGAGTTATAATTTAGTTAAGAAGGTGGCTTACCCGCCCGCAAGTTGTAAAGACTTCTTAAGCGTAGCTAATACAAGCCTTCTTATCTAAAAATAAACAAAAAAAGACTTGACAAAATTTATTACTGCCTTATAATGTAGTCAGAAGTTTAGATTTATTGTTATTTGACAAGTTAGGGAGTTAGGCAAAACTAAGGTAAGTATCTGACAGCTTAAACTACTTTTTAAGAGTAGAGGGGGCAAATTATCCGAAGTTAAGCCGAAAGGATTAACCGAAAGGAAATCCGAATGAATAGATGCCTTTTAATTATTCTATTAGTATTGGCTTTTAGTTTACCTTGCAATAAGGTTAAGGCGGAGCTGATAGACCTTGAAGCGATAGCCAAAATAGAAA